GTCGGCAAAAGGTGACGAATGTCCGGTTTGGGGGTGCCCCCTGCCCGTCGTCGCCGCAAAACTTACAGTCAGCGTTTACCTTTCGCACCGTTGCATGATCGACACAGCACTGCGAGTTCACTCAGCTCGTGACCAACAACAGCGAACGCAACGACGTGGTCTGCGGTCAGGTCGGTAGCAGGGTGGGGTGGGCGCTGCCATCCAGGGCACCAGTCGCCATGCTCGGCGCGCCACGCCTGCACCACCTGGGCACGGCGTTGCCTCTCAGCGTCGACGTATGGCCGGCGTGCCCGCTTGGCCCGATCCCGATCCCGATCCCTGTCCCGCTGGCAGGCCGGGCATCGGGTGCCCTGCTTGCTGCCGGGTCGGGTTCGGACGAGGGCCCCACAGTCGAGGCACGGCCGGGTTGTCATGGCCCACCGCCTTCGATGCCGGGGCCGGACATGACGCAGCCCACCCGATGTGGGGTGGGCCTTGACTGCGGGCATACGTCCGCTACCGGTGAGTGTGACACATCGGATCTGTGTTGGCCAAGCGATCGTCGTGCCCGGTGTGTCGCAGCACCTCGGCGGCGTCGTACAGCTTGGCCTTCCACCGTGCCCCAACGGGCCGGATCCCGTGCCTTCGCACCACCTGCCGCACGGCGCTGGGAGTCACGCCGAGGTAGGCCGCGAGCTCGGCAACGGTGATCATCTAGACCGCCTTCCCGTGCTGGCGCATGGCCATGTAGAACTCGTCCTGCGTGTAGTTCCGGTGGCAGCGGGCGCAGCGCCACTCGTAGTCCTTCGGTGCCGGCCGCTCGAGCGAGCGGGTGCCGCAGGTGATGCACGGCACGGGTGAGCGTTCGGGTATCAGATTCAGCGCCTGTTCGACACCGCGGCGCATCTGCCGCACATCTTCGGCCCATTCGTGGAAGGTGGGGTGTTCTTGCGCGGCGCGGGTTAGTTGGCGCAGCAGGTAGATCATGCAGCCGCTGAGGGTGGCTTGGACTGTGGCGGCCTGGTCGCCGAAGGTGATGCGCCAGTCCTGTTCCCACCGTTCGAGTTGGCCGAGGATGCTGTCGGCGTGCACGGCGTCGCTGTGGTAGCGGGTGGAGCCGGGGCCGAGCATGACCATGACGTCGCCGCCGAGGAGTGGGTCGTTGTCGGCGCGGATGCCGCTGGGGTCCATGGCTGTGGCGGTGCCGGCGCGGGCGATCAGTTCATGCGGCAGCAGCGGGTAGAGCTCTTCGATGCGGTTGAGTGAGCGTCTGGCCCAGCCGATACAGGTGGCGCAGGTCTGCTGGTGGCCGAGTGGCAGCGAGCGGTAGCAGACGATGCACAGCGGGTGGCTGGTGTCGGCGGCGTGTTCGGCGAGATCGCCGTGGAAGTCGCAGCGTGCGCACTGCTGTGGGCTCACGGTGTGTCCTTCCTCGCGGCGTGCAGGGCGGCGCGGACTGCGGCGGCGCCGGCGTGGGGGTCGCCGAGTCGGGCGCACTGGTGCGGTTCGCCGTGGACCACCCATGAGCCGCACTTGCAGCGGCCGTCGAGCCGGTCGTTGGTCGGGGTGGCGGGTGCCTGGTTGTTGCCGGCGGCTACGGCGTCCCACCACGGGCCTTGTTCGAGCACCCTTGCCGGGGTGGCGGTGTCGGGGTCGGCGGCCACCCAAGCCAGCGCGATGAGCGCGTCTCGGAACGGCCGGTGTGACAGGTGTTTGACGATGTGGGTGGTGAGTGATGCTTGTGGCCAGTCGGGGCGAACGGTATTAATCACGGCAGCCAATCGGGTGATCTCAGTTATGTCCACGGGCTGCCTCCCGTGCTCGCTTGCATGTGCGGCAGTAGCGCCGGCCGCCACTGACCAGGGTGTTGGTCGAGTCGTAAGGATGACCACGTGGACAATGCGTCTTGTTGGCTTGGTTGTTCTTGCCATGGCTTACCGTGTCTAGGCCGTTCTCACGAGGCGTGCCGTAGGCCAGGTTGGTGACGTGTGGGTTCGACGTATCGCCGTCCAAGTGTCTGATCTGCCTACCCGCTGGCCTGGGGCCGAGGAACGCGAGTGCTACGAGAATGTGCACCCTGCGGGACCGCTCGCCGCCGTCTTGGACGAGGTTGACCATTGGATAGCCGTTGCGGTCTCGCCGTTGGCTGAGTAGCCCACCAGACGTCGTCGGTCGCGGGGCGCTCCAGACGCGACCGTGGGTTGAGATCGCGTAGGTCTGTTCGTAGCCGGGTATCGGACGCCATTCTTCGCCGGGGTAAGTGTTGATGATGGCGGCGAGCCGGGTGGTGTCGGTCAGGTCCATCACGGCTCCGCTCGTTCGCCGGTTCCGTTGCACGTCCAGCAAGTCCCGATGCCGTCACATTCGGAGCACCAAGCTAGGTCGTCGAGTCCGCTGTCACCGCGGCACAGCCAGCAGTGACCGCTGCCGTTGCAGTCGTTGCACTTCCAGACGCAGGTTCCGGGATGGTCCGGGGCGAGTGTGCAGCAGCGGTAGTCGGGAAGTTCGTCGGTCAGGTCCATGTCCAAGCCCAATCGTCGGCGGCTGGTGGCTTACTTGGTCTCCGTGACGGATTGGTCTTGGAAGGAGGTAGTTATCGGGTACGGGTACGGGGGATGCTTAGGCGATTCCGACTCGATGATCCGAATCGGGACGAATGGGATCCCTGACCTGATCGGGTAGGCGATCAGGTAGGCGATATCCAATTGCGAATCGGGTAGGCGATGCCCTATTCGCCCTGATTGCAGAATTCGCAATCGGGACTGGTGACACCTCTCGACACGTGCCATCGATAATGGTTGCCTCGAACGCCACCCTTGGCTGTGGCATTGCGGTACAGCTCCACGTCGGCGGCAGATGGCTGGAAGTCGGACCAGTCCTTGAAGCGCCAGCCGTCCATGTCTTCGAACCACAGACCGGCCTTCACCAAGGCTTGGGCATGTGCTCTGGTGCCGCCCAACATTCCCAGCGCCTCGGTCGGAATGTGCCCATCTGTCAGATAGCGCGCGGACCAAGATCCTGCCTTGACCCATAGGCCCATGGCGGCCAAGCCGGCTCGCATCACCTTTGGATGGGATGCAAGCTTGTCGTCCACTTTGAACCATGGAATCTGACTCACTCCCTCTCATGCTGCTGTCTTTCGGTCTGCCATCGCCGCGGCCCGCCGTTCCCGCTTTTTCCGTCGTGCCCGCATGCTCAGTTCGTGGTCGAGTTCGGCCCTCCTGGCGGCTGTCACGTCGGGGGCTTCCCACCGCATGCGGACCAGGATTTTCCAGGCGCGGCGGGCCAGGTCGGCGGTGGCGAGCTCGGCGGGCGTCACGGCTCGTCCTGCTCGATCCGATCAGCGCGCTCCCGCAGCCATGTCGCTACAGACAACGGGTTACCTGGCCCGTCGTCGCCGTAGAGATCGTCGGCTGCTTGACGTAGCGCTTTCGCTTGCCAATGGCGTGGACCGAAGTCCGCGACGTTGCCGCTGATGGTTCCGATCTGGATTCTGGGGTGATCACCGAACTGGACGTAGACCGGTCGGATTGGTGGTTTCACGGTGCGTCCTCCTCGTCGCCCCACGGCACACAGTCCCAGTGGGCGTACCGGCCGTCGTTGACCGATGCGATCTCGCTGCCGGCGAGCACGTCGAACTCGCAGAACTCACATATGCCGAGCCCGACGGGGGCGATGTCTCGTTCGGGTGGGCGGGCGATCCAGTCGTGTTGGATTTCGACGGTGATGCCATTGTGGGTGGTGCGATAGTCGCCGGTCACGGCTGGTCACCTCCTGAGAAGCCGGGGTTGTCGTCCGGCTCGACTTCCTTCTGCAGCTCATCGATAACCTTTGACGCCTCGGCCTTGGTGAGCTTCTTGCTCGACTCGACCTCGCGGCCGATGACGTCGCTGACCCACCGCAGGCGTTGGTCTCGGTCGGTGATTTCGGCCTTGGTCATGAGCGTTCCGATGAGCCCGAGTTGCTTGTCGGTGACCCTGTCCTCTTCGCCGGGTAGCGGCGGCGGGGTCGCTGCTCGTTGTGTCCGCTGAGCCGTCCGCACTTCGTCAATTGACTGCTGCGGCCGACTCTGTCGGGGGCGGGTGCTACGTTGAGCGGTTCCCCTGCTGGCCTGCGCCTCGGCCTCTGCGGTGGCGCCGTCGTCGTCGTCCTCGGGTGCAACCCCGGTCATGGCGCACAGCGTGTAGCGGCGGCCGTACGTGATGGCCGAGCCGAGCGCCTGGGGGGTGCCGGTCGACGGCAGCGGGTACTCGCCGTCTTCGCGGTCGCCGGAGGTGTGCAGCAGCGAGCAGGCAAGCACGAACCGGTCACCGGAGAACTTCGGGGTGGCGATGAACGACAGGCCGAGCTCGCCGAGCATGGGCATTATCTGTGCGCTGATGCCGGCCAGTCCGGCGTACGTGTACGAGTAGCTGCCCTTGGTGGTCGTCACGTCGGCGCGTTCAGTCTTCTTGATCTCTGGCAGTTTCGTCTGCAGCACCGCGAGGGCGGAGGCCAGATTGGTTGGTTTCTCACTCATGCGCCCTCCCGGGCGAGTCGGTAAGTGCTCTCGTATGGACTGCGGATCGGTTCGCCTACGAGATCGCGGGAGATTTCCATGAACTCGGCGATCTGCTGTACGTAGAGGAAGTAGCGCAACTGGACTTCGTCCACCTCGAGTGGCACGAGGTCGTACCCGTCGGGGCGGACCCACACAGCACCGGCCATGTCGACCTCGGGCATGTCGTGCTCTTCGCCGTCCTCGTCGATCCAGGATTCGGCGTACCGGTAGGCGGCGACCTGCAAGGCGGTCTCGCCGTAGATGCCGGTGCGGTTGGTCTTGATGTCCAGTAGCCAGGTCAGTCGGCGCCGTTGCTCTGGGTCCGGTTCGGGATCGTCCGGGTCGAGTAGGTCGGCGATCAGGTCGAAGGTGCCGCAGTAGTTGTGCGCGGCGTTGTGGATGGTCTGCTCGACGAGGATGGGGCGGACGTCGAACTCGTCGAGGAATCGCACGTACGATTCGACGTGTCCGGTGAGTTCGTCGGGGACGGTGACTTGGTCGCCGTGAACGAGCCGCTGTGCCAGGTCGTGGACCTTGGTGCCCTTGTTGGCGGCGGCGTCCTTGGCTGCGTAGCGGGCGCCTTGGAGGGTCTTGAGCCGAACTGACGGGCTGAGTTCTGATAGTTCGTCCCAGTGGTCGACGGCGTATTCGGCGGTGGCGCTGCCTGCCCAGTTGATGAGGGCGGGTTTGGGGATTCCTTTGTCGGTGAAGCTGGTGACGCCTGGGACTCGTTGGTCGGTGTCGGTGTCGATGTACCAGTGGTTTTTGCCTCTGTCGACGCGCTTTATCACTACGTTCGGCTCCTGTTCTGTTGTTCCCGTATCTGCCGGCGCCGCTTCTCGCGTTCCTTGGCGCTCATGCCGCCGTACACCCCGAACGGGATGCGTTGTTCGATGGCCCAGTCGCGGCAGAGCTTGATGAGGTCGCAGCTGCCGCAGATGGTCTTGGCTTTGGCGGTCCAGGTCTTGGCGTCGCGGTTGGTTTCGGCGTCGTGGAACCAGAGCTCGGCGTCGTGTCCGATGCAGGCGGCGCCGTCCCAGCGGACTGCGTCGTTGGCGAGGTCGGCCAGGGTGACGGTGGTCATGACGCGCCTGCCAACTCGTAGCCGTAGCCCCATGAGTCCCACCCGAGGTGCGGGTTGCGTGAGAACAGTTCGACGTATGGGCCGGGTGAGACCTGCTCAACCAGGTGTAGGAACGCGGCGGGCTTGGCTGAGTGTTCAGACTTCGGCCAGTTGAACCACGTCCCGACGTCGCGGCGGGTGACTGGCAGTCTTGTACCGCGTTCGCAGAACAGGATGTATTCGCAGCTATGGCGGAACCGCCCGCCCATCCCGAAGCCGTTCTTGGCCCATGTCAGGAGATAGGTGAACTGGAATCCCCACGCTTCGGCGACCCGTCGTGATTCCCACAGGAATCCGTGAGTTGTCCAGAGGTACAGGTGCGCATTGGGCGCGGCGAGGTCGACGACTGGCATTGCGGCGATCTCGTCGACCGTCATGGTCGAGTACGGCAGGCCGTCGCGTCCAGAGCGCCCGGTCCCGATGTTGGCGTGCCATTCCAGTGCCCACGGCGGGTCGGCGACGATGGTCCCGTACGGCGGGCTCAGCTCGGCGAATACGCTCATGCCGCCCCGCCCTTCGCGCGCAACTCGCGCCGCTGGGTGTAGGTGGTGCCGCCGTACACCCCGCCGACGTCGGTGGCGCTGGTCATGGTGATCAGCGCATAGTTCAGGCAGGGCTCGGTGACGGGGCAGCGGGCGCAGATCCGGCGAGCCGGGGCGACGCTGGCCCCGTCGTCGACGAAGAACGGTTCGGAGCCGACCTGGCGGCACAGGGCGTGTTCGGTCCAGGCGAGGGAGCGGTAACTCATAGCGCCTCGCTCACGATGATCAGGGCGTTCATGAGATTTGCTGCTTCCTAGCGATACGCCAGCATTCCCGGCAGCGAACGAATGTCCTCTTGGCCAGTTCTTTGCCACAGTCGGCGCATGTCGCGGGCGGCTGACGCTTCGGTCCGCGACCTTGGCCGATCTTGGCTTTCTCGAGCCGGATCGCTGAATACCGGCAAGCGTTTGAGCAGTAAACTCGTTTGTTGCCGCTGCTGTTGTAGAGCGGAAATGTCGTTCCGCATTTAGGACATTCAGTGATGGGGCGGACGAAGCTGGTTGTGTGGTCACCTATCGCCAAGATGGTTCTCGGGCGTTGAGCATCGTGCTCGATCACGCCCATGAGTGCCGTAACTTGGCTGTCGTCGTCCCAGAGGCTCGCCGTTGTGCCAGCGTCAAGCACCAATTTGAGCATGTTGTCGACATCGATGCGTTGGAAGTTCGGCCTATAGAAGACTGCACCCAGTGCTATCGAACCCGCCCTATGGGGAATGTTGGCCGCTTTGATCTTCCATGCCACCGCATCCTCGAATGGCTTTGACGGAGTATAGATCGCACCACGCTTGCCTAGTCGAGGTCGAGCCTTGCTCTTGGGTTCCCCGTCGATGACCAGAATGCTTGCCGATGCAGTATCGGCGCAGAGCAGCGCAATCAAGTCAAGGCCTCTGTGAATATCGCTCACTTGTCCCCCCTGTCCATGCCGTGCTGCTCGCTCGACCCGCCGCGCCGCCAGTTGCGCCGCGCGAACCGCACCCAGTTGCGGCGCCGTACCCAGGGCGCGATGAGCAACAGAGCGACGAGGACGGCGAACCCGATCAGTCCGGGAACGATGCTGGCGGCGGTGCTCACGTCTCGGCCCGCCTGACGAGCAGCGCGGCCGGGGCGTGAAAGTCGATCGTGTGCTCGCCTGCCCCGGTGAACACATGCAACTCGTCCCCGTCGATCGCGGTCGTGACCACTGTCCGCCACGCCCCGTCGAGCCAGATGCGGTCGCCGGGGGCGAGCTGATCCAGGCTGACGGGCTTCCCCCGGATGGCGAGCAGCCCCGCATCGGCAAGCGCGTGGGCCACATGTAACGCGTGTGATTGCCCGAGCGCGCCGGTGTTGACGCCCCAGCCGCAGTGACAGTCCTCGATGCGGGTACGGGTGTGCTCGATGAGCACCTGCGCGGCCCGTTCGACGGTGTCCATCACTGCCCCGTCTCGTCGTGCCCGGCTTCATCGCCGAGTTTGGCTTCCAGCTGTTCGATGCGGGCTTCAAGGTGAGCGATCCGCTCGTCGAGTGCCCAGAGCTTGCGCTGGTTCTCTTCGCCCAGGTACTCCTGGTAGGAGCCGTAGCCACCTGCTAATAAGGCCATCTCAGTCCTCCAGTCCCATGCGTCGATCCCGTGCGGCCTGCTTGCCGCGCCACCACCGCTCGGCGCGCTGCAGCTGCCCGTCGAACCAGCGGGCGAACCTGCCCTGCGGCCCGGTCTGCACCAGATCCGGCGCGGGTATGTCAACGACGATCGCGGGCCGGGTGGGTGTCCAGCCGCGCCGTGACAGGGCCACCATGTTGTTCAGGGTGTACTCGCGGTCCAGTGCTTCCGGTGCCAGTTCGGCTGTCGGCTCAGGCGGCAGTTCAGCCCACTTCACTGACTCGGACTGCACGGGCGGCCAGATCCGCCTCAATTCGGCGTTCACGTCGGCGATCAGCTGCCCGCTGCGCTCGTCCGGGTTCCAGCGGTTCTCGATGAGCAGGTCCACGCCGAGGTGATCGGCCAGATCGTCCGCCGTGGGCCACTGCTCCGGCAGCCGCGCCCCCGCCAGGGCGTCGGCCTTGATGATGTCCAGGTCCCGCCACATGCGGCGCTTGACATTGTGTACGACGCGGTCGATGGTGGCCGCAGCCTCGCGGTTGATGTCGGCGATCATGGCCGTGTAGGAGCGGGTGAACGGCTCCTCGTCGACGGGCCGCACGGCGGCGAACGAACCGGTGTCCTCACGGATCAAGATGTCGGCGGTCATAGGGTCTCCTTCTCGACAGCAATCAATGGCCGGGACTTGGGCGCGTCCAGCCAGCGGCAGAGCTTGATCGCTGTTGCGACCTGGCACCCTAAGCCGCTCTCAATGCGCGCGACCATCGTGAACGGCACTCCTGATTGACGTGCTACTTCGCGTAAGGACAGATCACGGACGCGGCGGGTCACCTTGACGGCCTGGCCGAGCTCGCTCAGCGCGTCGGCGACTTCGCCGTAGGTCAGTTGGTAGCGGCCCATGTCACTGCTCCTTCTCGCTGGTGGTGTGCGGGTCGGGGTCGGCCACCGGGGCCAGGGCGCGGACGGTGGCGCAGGGCGCTTCTTCCCAGCACGCCTGGCATCGTTTGCCGTCGTTGGCGCAGCCCTTGCCGCAGGCATGTGTAGCGTGCAGCGCGAGCGCGGCGTCCACGGCGGCGCGCAGGCGACCCCGCTCGGCAACCACCTCAGCCATCACCCGGTCGTGGTCCGCCTGCATATCGGCCATCGCTTGGGCGACCTGGTCGAACATGTTCGGCTCACTCATCGCTGGCCTCCACGTGGTCGTGGATTAGGTTGGCGTCCAGCACTCGCACCTGGACCTGTGCGCTGTGCTCGGCGAACGACTGTGGCTTCCAACCGGGCACGCCAACGCTGCGATTGCACTGTTCACAGCGCCACTCGTTGTCGCCCAGGTCCGGGTCGTAGGGAAGTTCAATCAGTACGTGCCCGGCTTCCTCGTGGGCGCGGAGGTCGTAGATGTCGGCGACGTTCCCGGTGTGGTCGGTCATGGTTAGACTCCTTGTCGTAGGTAGCGATCAGGTCGGGCACGGGGAAGGCTTGGCCTGGTCGCTGCTTGCTGTTCAGTTGTCGTGACCGCTACCGGGGAGCCGGGTGTCGTTCTGGGGGCTCCGGCTCAACCCGGCAGCGGCGTCGTGACCGGGCGGCTGGCAGAGCTGGGCGCGTCATGGCCTGGCCGCCCGGTGGCACAGATGGGATTAGCGCGCTCGGGAAAGTTCAGGTATCCGATGTAGTCGCCGAACAGTTTCAGCGCTGCATCGTCAAAGGCGTAGGCAGCTTCTTCGGCTGTACCGAATAGGCCGAGATGCCTGCCTCGGTGATCGACACAAATCCACGCCCGCCACTTCTGACGGTCCTTGCGCCAGTGCACGCCGCGATAGCCAGATGTGTTGTCAATGGCCAGGCCGGATCTGTTCCTCATGTTCTCCGCCGTTGTCGCCTCGCGAAGATTGCTCCGCCGATTGTCCAGACCGTTACCGTTGATGTGATCGACAATCAATGCAGCAGGTAGCAGCCGCCGATGCATGCGTTCCTTCGCCCGCTTCCCCTGAGACTTGGTGCTGCGGACGGCATAGGGACCAGACGTATCATTGGCGGCTACATGCCATTTGAACTGTGCTAGATCGTCATAGTCCGCAGCGTCAACGACGGCCACCAATCCTCTGGTGAGAGGTATCTCGCGGGACTCAGCCATCACTCCTCCTCGAACACGTCGTAGGGCTCCCCAAACGGTCTGCCGCGTGGCTGCATCGCCAGCGAGGCGCCGACGGCGATCATCAGCAGTAGCCCGGCGGCGACGGCGAGCCAGGCGACGACACGGGCGGCGGTCATGACGGGTCTCCCGTGGCGATGGCGGGCCGGACAGAGGCGTCGAGGATGCAAAGCAACTCATATGTGGCCACCCTGTATGCGGCGTTATGTGCGCCGATTTCCGCCCACTCATCAGCCAGCGCCTGCACTTCGTCCAGTTGCCGCCGCAGGGCGTCGCGTTCGGCCAGGATTTGGTCGCGGAAACCGGGTTGCTTGAGCCGACCGGCAGCCACAATCAGCCACGGCAGATGCAGCGTGATTGACGGGTCGGTGTGGTCGATGTGGAAGCCGAGTTGCAGCGGCCACGAATGGAGCAGAATCTGGAAGTCCCAGCGACGTCGACTCACACCGTCACCCCTTCCCGCGCGGCGAGCCGTGCCCGCAGTGTCGCGATCTCGAACAGGAACCCTTCGCGTTCGCGGTTGGCCGCCGCCCGCACCGCTGCCAGTTCGCGGTACAGGTCGGTGTCGACGATGTACGCGTCGACCATGCGCGCCAGGTGCGCGCCGTGATGCTCCGGCGTGGTCCACGACTGGTCGGCGTGGATGTGGGCTGCGTAGTCGGTGAATGCGGCCAGTAGCGCTTGGCGCGGCATGGTGCCCCCCTTCGTTACTTCTGCTTCTTCGTTCCCTTGGCCTCGGCCTGCTTGGTCTTGATCTTGTACTTGAGTTGGCGTTTGGCCTGCGGATTCACGTCTGCGCGGGCGGCGGCCAGATGCTCGGGGCTCACGGCGTCACGCGGGCCGGGTGGGCCGGTCATATCTGCTTGCCTCCTGGTTTCTGCGGCGGTGCCGGCGGCCGGGGTAGTGGCCGCAGCGGCACGGGTGGGTTCTTCACCGGCTCGTCGTTGATCGGCTTTGATGGCTTGGGCTTGTCCGCCGAGACAAGCCCCGCCATGCCGAGCCGAGTCACACCCCGACCAGCCCCGCCAAGCCCCAACTGCCATGTCATGCCGCCACGTCCTTCCGCACCATCTCGATGAACTCGCCCATGTGTGCCCAGCGGCGGTGCAGGTCTTTCCAGTCGCGCTCCATTTGGGCGAGCAGCATCTTGGTCAGGAGCGGGTCGTGGACGACCTCGTCCGTGGAGCGGTAGGCGTAGCCGTCGCCGTCCGGCACGGAGTGGTAGGCGCGGATGGTTTGCGGCGGGTTCTTCTCGTCGCCTTCGCGGTAGACCACGCGGACTTTGCGGATCAGGTCGCGGGCTTGTTCCTGCCGGTACTTCTCGGCGGCGACGGAGTCGTCCCACTCGAAGCGGGAGTGCAGCTCGTGGTCTGGGTCGCGGGCGAGGTCTACGACGAGCTTGGGCGTCAACATGCCGTGCTCGTCGTAGACCTTCTGCAGTTGATCGCGCAGGCTCATGACACACCTGCCACGACGCGGCGGGCCAAGCCGTAACTAAACGCGCCTTGACGCACCCCGCCTGCCGAACCCAGCCGGGCCTGGACGCGCACTAACGCGCCTAGACATGCCGAGACTGACCTCGCCTGCCATGCCGTGCCTAGCCTGAACGAGACATGCCCCAACGGGTCACACCACGACATACCTGGCCCTGCCCAGCCTGCCTGGCCTTGCGATGCCGCAACACGACGAGCCTGGCCATGCCTGCCGCGACCTGCCGTGCCATGCAACGCCGCAACCTGACGAACTCGGCCTAGCCCTGACTGCCGTGCCGAACCTAGCCGAGACGAGACCTGACGTGTCGCGCCGAGACTGGCCCCGCCTGCCGAACCCTGACTCACCCTGCGCTTCCGAGACGCGCCGGGCCGGACCATGACTGCCTTGCTCACGGGAGGACCTCGATATCCTTGGTCTCGTCGATCTTGAACTGGCCGAAGTCGCCGTCACGCTCGGGACGCCACTCGCCGACCCCGACACCCATGCCGCCCGCGTCCAGCAAGCTGAGCACCGAGTTGCGGGTCAGCAGCGACTTGACGAACGTGACCTCCAACGTCGCCGACCACTCGGGGAACTCGGGCCGGTAACGCAGGTCCGAACCGCCTCGGTTGACCGTGACGACGTCCTCCCGCATGTGGGGTTCGCCGTGGATCGCGGTCAACATCCGCCCATCCCCGCCGACCTCGCCGGCGAAGAAGATCGACTGCTTGAGCGAAGTCATGGTCAAGTTGCCGTAGAACCGGGCAGCTCCGACCGTGGCGGCCTTGAATGCGATGACCGGGAAACCCGGCGTGCCGTCCTTGAGCCGGTAGAACGCGGCCTCGTACTCGGCCTGCGGGTCTTTCGCCTCCTTCGGGGATTTGCGGCCCTGCATGTTGTCGAGCATGATCCGCTTGGCCTTCTCGCTGAACCGGTGAACGATCAGCGGCGTCGTCCCCACGATGGGGATGCGAAGGCTCTCGGCGGGAATCCGCGAGATCTCGATCTGGCCTTCGTCCTGCTGCTTCTTCGGTGCCATTGCTGTTACCCTCTTTCTTGGTTGGTGGCCCCGCTCCGTGTGAGCGGGGCCGCTATTACTTCAAGCCAGCCCGGCCATACCCCGACGTGCCTCGCAGCGACATGCCAGGACCTCCATGCGATGCCGCGCCTGCCGGACCACGCCCGGCCTGACGCCGACGTGACTTGCCCAGCCCTGACTGCCGCGCCGCGCCCGGGCTCGCCTTGACTAGCCGGGCCTGGCCGCGCCTGCCACGTCATGCCGACTTCGCCTCCTGCCGCTGGCGGCGGAGTTGCCAAAGCTCGACCTCGTTGGGGTCGTAGACGTAGGCGCCGGTCTCGCCGGGGAGCTTCATCGCGGGCAAGTCGCCGGACTCGGCCATGCGCTGGATGGTGCGGATGCTCTTACCGAGCATCTTGGCCACCTGTGGCGAGGTAAGCAGTTGGCGTCGTTCGGTCATGTCAGCTATCTTGCTACGTATGTCGCAGCCACGTCAAGTGCTCAAGACCACAAACTTTCGTGGTCCGTTGGTATTGACGCAACTGCGCCACGCAACGTACGGTGAACACATGACGGAGCTACTGACGCACCAGCAGGGCGTGATTCCGCCATGGACGCAGGGATGGCGCCTACAGCGCTCCCTTGCGCACGCGGGCATGACGACCGAGGACATGGCCGACGAACTCGGCGTGGCCCGGTCGACCGTCAGCCGCTGGTGCAACGACAAAGGGCGGCCCACGAAGGGATACCTCAAGCTCTGGGCACTGCGAACCGGCGTGCCGCTGGCATGGTTGATGGGGGATGGGCTCCCCCGGGTGGACTCGAACCACCAACCTGCCGGTTGGTTGACTGACACAACGCCGTTAGGCACTGCCGAAGTCAAGGCGATGGCAAAACCGATAGTCGACGACGAGTTCCGTCGCCGCATCCGCCACGGCAACAGAGATCACAACCCGGTAACGAACATCGGGAACGCCTCATGACCGCCGCGCCGACCCGAGTAGACACCCCAGATCAGGGGGATCTCGGGGGTACGGGGATGCGTTGGGACCGGGCTGTTGACCTATGGGCCGACTGGATGAGAACCGAGGGGATACGCGAGCGCACCATCGAACTGCGCCGCTGCCAGATCGCCCACCTGGGTAACGAGATACTTCGGCGCAACCCGTTCCGGGTCAAACCGGACGAGTTGGTCCAGTGGATGGCGCGTCAGGCCTGGGCACCGGAGACGCGCAAGTCGTACCGGTCAGCGCTGAATTCGTTCTATACCTGGGGCATCCGCGCCGGGCACACCAGGCGCAACCCGGCCGCCGAGATCAAAGCGCCGCGAGTGCTCACGCCGGAGCCGCGGCCGGTACCCGGCCACATTCTGGACGCGGCGGTGCAGCGGGCCAACGACTGCCAGCGCATGATCCTGATGCTGATGGCGTTCGCCGGGCTGCGCCGCGCCGAGGTCGCCGGGTTCCGGCTTGACCAGGCCGACCCGGCCGTGCTGCGGGTCATCGGCAAGGGCGGCAAGGCCCGCACCATCCCGCTGCACCCGGTGCTGGCCGCCGAGTTGGCTCGTGAGATCGCCCGCCGCGAGCGGGGCGAGCGGGGCAGCGGCTACCGGTACGCCAGCGGCGCGGAGGACGGCTGGCTGTTCCCGGGTCGCAACGGCGGTCACATGACACCGAACGCGATCGGCAAGGCCGCCGCGAAGGCTATCGACCGCAAGGGCTGGACCGGGCACACGCTGCGGCACGCGTTCGCCACCGAGGTGTACGCCGAGTCCGGCGACGTGCTGCGGGTCTCCCGGCTGCTGGGGCATTCGCGCCCTGAGACGTCGGCCCGCTACTCGCAGGTGGCGGACAAGGCACTGCACGACATCGTAGCGAACATCTGGAAGGACACCCCGGCGCGAGCCGACTGAGACCCCTGCCACCCGGCTTGAGTTCCCCTCGGCCGGGTGGCAGGCCAAAGCATCAGAGGGGAACACCTGAAGAGGGGAACCACAATGAACACCACCGGTATCTACAACGAGACCACCGCCGAGACCCACAAACCACGCCGCTGGCCGTGGATCGTCGGCATCGTCGCCGCGTTCGTCATCGGCACCACTATCGGCGCGGCCGGTCAGACCGAGCCGGAGGTCGTCACCGAGACCAGGACCGTAGAGGTCCCCGCCGAACCCGTCACCGAAACCGTGACCGAGACCGTTGAAGTCGAAGTGATTCCGCAGGAATGCAAGCAACTAGTGGAATCGCTGCGCGGTTATGTCGACATCTCGATGGGGGCACTGGGTGCTATCGCAGCGATCCTGGACGAGGACGGCTATCTGATCACCGAGGAATACTCGGAGATCATGAGCGGCGCGTCGGCGCTGGCCGAATTAGATCCTGATCAATACGCTTCGACGGCCTGTGAGTGATCACAATGACCACCACCCGCGGCCGTTACGCCGCCACCCGCAACCCGCTGCCGCGCCGCCTGCTGGCCGTCACCGCCGCGCTGGCATTCCTAGTCACCCTCGGGCTGGCCGGGGCGTCAGCGGCCCGCGCCGCCGACTATGTGTCCGACCCGTACTACTGGGGCAAGCGGTTCGCCGGCACTTTGATCTGTGTCGACGATCGCACCGGCTCGAGCATTCAGGCGAACGTGCTGGACAGCGTGCGGGACTACCAGCGCAACACCAGCCTGCGAATGTTCTACCAGCGCGGCCCCGGTGCGTGCGATTCGTTCGACGCCGAGATCGTCATCTACTCGCGGAACCTCGGCAAGACCAGTTGGGGTGCGCGGGAAGAGACGGCGCAATGCTCGGAGACCCGGACGCGGCAGTGCTATGAATGGGGCCAGACCGAGAACGGCAGTTGGACGTTCGTTCACCGCGACTACATCGTGGTGATGTTGAACACGTACTACCGCGGCATCGGGTCGGGTCATGTGATCCGGCACGAGATCGGGCACGCGGTCGGGCTGGGTGGTCCGGACAATGGGCACCGCATCGATACGTGTAAGTCGGTGATGTCATCGCGGGACTGCTGGTCGGGCGGGTTCCTGTCCGGCGGGTGGAACGGCGACATCGGCGTGGTCAACCGGATCTACGCACAGTGAGGATGTGACGTGATGAGCGACGACCGTGATCCCGTGACCCGGCTGCACGACCTGGTGGCGTTCCTGCGCGCGCTGGCGCCGTCGGTGCCGGTGGGTGAGGCGTTGCGCCAGTGGGACGAGCAGCAGGTCCAGTCCGATATGACGGCGCAGAAATTCGAGCGCATGGCAGAACTTGCCCGGCAGAGGAGAGCGACAGCCCCGAACTACCCGGACGACCTGGAGACGATAGCCGATCAGGAAGCTACAGCCCGATCCCAGACCGGGCCGTCGCCCCGGTGGGGGGCGCGGTCGCCGGGCTAGATGCATGAAAGCGCCCGCCCCGCTTGGTGAGAGCGGGGCGGGCTGTACGGCCACACACTGAAGGGAGCATGGCCGCGATGTTGGAGTATAGAGAACAGTGTCCGATCAGTTGGTGTCAGGTGAGCAACCCCCACGGGCGCCACGAACAGGTGTTGGTGACGGCGCATGGTGAGGTGCCGGGGTTGCGGCAGGGCCGCACCGTGCAGCTGATCGTGTTCGGGTACGACGAGTTCGCCGCGCAGCCCGCGTTGACGATCATCAACCCGCGTACGCTGGCGCAGGAGAGCGCGGCGTTGTTCTGGGAGGACGCGCTACGGATGGCCGCGGAGTTGGATCTGGCGGCGGGAAGGTTCAGGGCGAGACGGTGAAAGAGCACTGGAAGGTGGTGTTCGACGTCGCCACCAATTCGCTGGATTTCGGTTCGGGGTTCCTCGACGACGCGGAGGTCAAGGCATTGCGGGCCGCCGCCGTGGATCTAGGGGTTGATCCGATGGAGGCGACGCCGCATGCCTTCAAAGGCAAGTACTGTCCCGGTCACGAACCGAAGGAGCACTTCGCACCTGCTGGTAACAGGCCGCCGATCACGCGGTGTATCCACTGCGATTGGCGTCAACACGATAACGGGGAGTGGAAGCAGTGGTGATTGACCTGGTGGAGTTCTTGCGCGCCGCGCTGGACGAGGACGAGCGGGTGGCGCGGGCGGCCATCCGACCCGAGCGCATTGATGGTTGGGCCAACCCGCCCCTTCCAGCAGACTCGGGTCGCTGGATGGTCCAGGGCCAGACTGGCGAGATCGACGATCCCGAAGACTGGTATGCCATCGAGGATGAGAAGTCCAGGGAGATCGTCGTCTACAACGAGAGTCGCCCTGACCCCCAGCAAGCCACCCACATCGCCCGCCATGACCCGGCGCGGGTGCTGGCCGAGGTGGCGGCGAAGCGGGCGATCCTGGAGCTATTTCCTGCTACCGGTGCCGTATTCGACGAGGCCGGGAACTTTGAGGGATTCCAGGGACGCGATTGCCATGAGCACCGCACGGCTGGCAGTCATCGTGCCTGGTGCTTCGATTGCAGCGAATGGTGCTATCCAGACGTGCCATGTGTCCGTTGTCATGGCGTACACGATGTGCTGCGCCTGCTCGCCCAGCCGTACGCCGGGCGGCCGGGCTGGCGGGAGGAGTGGGCGACGTGAGCAGGTGGCGGGACAGGGTGCTGGCCGGTCAGTGTATCGAATGCGGCACCGACTGGCAGACCGTGGCGCACGGCGGCTGGATCAACGTGTGCGACAAGTGTCAGCCGATCCGTAGGCGGCGCACCAACAGGATCTTTGCCTGGGCGTTCGTATTCATGGCCGCTGGTTTCGTGGTCACGTTAGTCACCGTGCTGTTCAGCGGCGCCGCTTAGGGGGTGGCGTCGCCGGGCAGCAGAAGGCGGCCCCGCTCCCATGAGGAGCGAGGCCTTGTCGTAGGTGCCTAGTTGCATTCGGGACGGTCGCTGGTCTGCCCGGGCGGTTGACAGCGGGCACCCTGATCCTGCGGTGCGTTGTTGCCCTGCCCGTTGCCCGCGCCGGGCCCGAACGACGGGTCGGCGGCGGCGACGGTGGCGCCGGAGCCGGACACGATCAGGCTGAGCGCGGCGGCGGCGATGAGGCGCTTCATGGTTTCACCTCCCCCCTGTCGAGAGAAGGGGTGGACCGCCGCCCGGCTCTGAGGGGGCCGAACCGGGCGGCGGCCTTCATACCGCCGCCTGGGGGGGCAGGCGGCGTCTAGCGACTGCGCACCTTCAGGTAGATGGTGCGGTCGTCGGTGCGGCCTTGCGCGGTGGTGACCCGGTATCGCACGGTGGCGTCAGTGCCGTTGGTGCCGCCCGAGATCCATGCCGTGACCACTGTGCCGGCGATGCCGTCGGAATCCTTCACTACATCGCCGGATTCGACGGCCACGCTATGACTGGTGATGCTGTCGCCGTCCGGTAGCCATGAGGCCCAGTCGACCGCGTAGTCGAGCACGGCGTTCGGGTCGTGAATGTAGATGCTCACGTGGTCACCAGCGCTCTCAAATCGGCAGGGACAGTAACGGTCCGTGCGGCGGTCCCGGCATTCGTGGTGCGCGACTCGGCGGTAACGATGAGGAGCCGTTCAACGGGTGTCACACGTTCACCGACAAGACCACCAGCGGAAACGACGACAATCGCAGTGAGCTCGGCGACTCCGCTGGCGATGATTCCGGCAGCGGCTTGGATGTTCGCACCGATGGTCAACGCGACATCGGCCTGACCGATCACTGCGGCGTCAGCGGTGACGGTGATGTTTCCGGTGACGGCCGCTTGCGTGGCTCTGGTGACCGTTGCGCCGGCGGTGATGGCGGCGGTGACTGTGAGCGTGGCCTGGCCGGTGACCGGCGGTGTGCCGATGTCCCCCCCGGCCGTGAAGGCCGCCGTGAGAGGCAGGGAGGCACCGCTGGCGGTTGTCTTCGCGGCGGTCGGCGTCCGGTCGGCTGTGACCGTCAGGGAGGCTGTGGAGGCCGTTTCCTTGGTGGCCACTGCCTCGTGGAAGTAGGTGGCCGTAAAGGCGGACTGTCCTTCGTGGACGCGTCCGCCGATGAGAGTAGTAGTGGCAGTGCTGGTGAGGCTGGCGCCGCTGCCGGTGGCGTACGTCACTGCCGCAGTGGAGGCGGCGGTGACGGTGAGCGAGGCTTGTCCTTCGACGGTGGCGCCGCCGGACAGCGTGGTCGCCGATACGATCTCCGACCATGGCCCGCGAAGCTTGCTGCCGGCGCTGGTGGTTGCTGCTGCCGTGAGCTCGGCTTGTCCGTTGACCTGCGGGGCTCCGCCGGGGTCCACGTCGCCGGCGGCGGTGATCGTGGCTGTTCCGGTCAGGCTACTTGCCCCGGGCAGTTCAAGCGCGGCCGTGGCCGAGAGGGCAGCGGTGCCGGTGAGCGCCGCCGTGGAGGGCAGGCCTAGCGCGCCGGCGGCGGTTGCGGTCGCCGTTCCGGTCAGGGCCGCCTGGCCTTCGACGGTGGTGCCGCCGGTGTGGTCCCATGCTTGGGCGTTGGTCCAGGGGTCGCTGTTCGTCCACGGTGCGCCGCCGGCCGGGACATCTCCCGCAGCGGTCACCGTTGCCGTACCGGTGAGCGAGGCCTGGCCCAACGTGATGACGCCGGTGACGGTCAACGAAGGCCCGGCGACGGTGTAGCTGTCCAGCCCGGCGATACGGAGCACGATCGTGTTGCCATTGGCCACGTCCGCGCTAACGATCTGAACCGCGAACTCCAACTCGGTGTGTTGGCTTGTCAGAGCCACGTCCGCGGCGTTGCCGGTTTCCGAGCCGGTGCCGGCAACGAATCCGCCCGCACCGCCGACAGCCAGATCGCCTGCCGCGTCGCCGTCATTGAATTGCGCCGACGCGACAGCGCGGACGATCGTCGATCCGGTAGTCACGTTCTGGAAGGCGCCGCCATTGAGGTTCGCCTCAAGCTGGCCGCCGATGACGGACTCGGCGCCGGCATTCTCCTCCATCGCGAACCGGACCCGGAACACGGCGTCGGCGTCCTGCGACCAGTTCGTATTCAGCGTATGGGTGAAGCTGGTAGAGGTCAGGGCGACATCGTCATTGCGGCCCCAGAAGCCGACCTGTGCCGAGTTCGGGGTGATATGTGTCACCGGCTCGACCTCCGGATCAGGTCGGTGTCGGCGAGGGCGGCGTCCACGATGGCCTGATGGTCGGCGTTGCTGATGGTCCGACCGAATAGAACCCGCTTGTCGCCAGGTCGAGACAAGTAGTCGAACAGCCCAAACAGATCGCCACCGAACCACTCCGGATCGTCCCACCAGTAGTAGTCGAACCGATGCACCGGATACCGGCCGAGTTGGCTGTTCGGGTCGTCGTCGCGAACGATGATGATTTGCACGTTAAGTGCCGGGGCCTGCGATGGCGGCCCGTCCTCATCGGAGAACGTTGACCCGTCGCCGTAGTACACCTTCCATCGCATCAACGAACCGCCGCGACTCGATAGTCGTATTCGGTCGACGCGATCAGGCCGTCCTCATCGATGTAGGAGACGCCTGGCACATCTTCGGCGATCACGACGCTGTCACGTTCGATGTCGTAGCCGGTGGCCCCCTCCATCGGATCCCACTCCAGGTCGATCCGATCCATGCTGATCGGCGTGGCGGACAGTCCTTGAACCGCACCCCACATCTGCCCGGATGACGCCATGCCGGCTGTCAGATCGAGGCCGGCTTGAGCCAACCTGGTCACGGCACCGACTGCAGTCGCATCGACTTCTACATCAAGGGCGGCATCGCCTTCCGCGGTTGGCGAGCCGCCCATCTCCGTGGTGGTCCATACAGTGCCGACTTGCATGGCGCCCGGCTCGGCATAGCCCGGTTCGGCGGAGATGGGTGATGGTTCGGGTGGTGCCGTCACGACGGCATCGGCAGCTATCGACGCTGTTGCAGCGACCGCAGCCTGATCCTCATGGATGGTGATGATCGCGCCGGCCACCGTGACCGCAGCGGTGGCCGTCAATGAGGCCTGTCCTTCGTGAACAATTGCCGGCTCGCGCTGTGCGGAGACCCGGAAGAACAGGCCCATCCCGGTCTCGGACGAGTTGCCCGTCGCGGTGACCGATGGCGCCCCCGTCGATGGGCCCGATGCCACGATGGCGTACTCGGAGGCGGCAGCGATGTCGTTGCCCTGGTTGTTGGCGCCGGTCCCCGATGGTGCCTGAACGGTGCCGCCGTGGGTACCGCCGGGAATGGTCAACGAGGTGACGTTGATGTCATTGGACTGATCGTCGGCAGAGCCGATCACTATCACCACGGCGTCTTTGGCGTCGAGGCCGATGTTCGCACTGCCAGTGCCGCCGAACGAGCTCGACGCAGTGGGCCTGGAGTACGAGGTGAGCGTCTCGGTATCCCAGGTGATGCCGGCGCCAGTTGCGCGCCAGGCTTGCATGCATCCGGCCCGCGATGACGCGCCTGTGGTCGAGAATGTCTGTGACCCGGACAATCCGCCAGCGGGGACAGTTCGCTTGAACACATGGATACCGATGGGACCGGTGCCGCCACCCTGCGATCCACCGCCGCCGGTGGCGGAGCCAACCGACGACCAGTCGACCGGTGTATCCACGGTCGCCGTGTCAGGTTTGATCGCCACGACGGCATAAACGACGTCGCCCTCAAGGATGCCGCTCGGATAGCTCGGCGAGGCGTCCTGCGGCCCGCCGGGCACGACCCAGGAAGACGACCCGACGAACGTGAGATCAGCCGGCTCAGGCACGATCTCCTCCGCTCAGCCGATGGTCACGTGGAGCCTCGGGACCGCACCGGAAACCGCATACGCCGGGTATGTCGCCGGTGCCGCGCCGGTGAATGTCGCCGCAGTCGACGCCAGCCCCGGACAGGTCGTGGTGAACCCCGACAATGTCAGTTGCGGGCCGGGCATGGTGGCCGTAATCCCACGGAGGAACGCCCGCGTGGCTGGCGCACCCTGCGGGATCAGGCCGGCCCAGATGCCGTCCGCACCGATTACCGAGAGTCCCGTGATCCCGGTGTGCGCCTTCTCCCCGGTTGTCTCTGTCGAGATCGGTGTCGGGCTCTCCCACAGCAGCGACGACGGGTCGCCCGTGCTCAGGCCGTGATCGTAGAACACGACGCGAGCGACAGCCCCGGTCGACCCGGCGGTGACCACGTCGAACCGGACTTCCGAGATGGCGGTGCCCATCGGCAACGCCCACCACGATACATAGATGATCGCCTCACCGAACTGGGTCGTAGCGACGTTCGCGTTCGGCTGCCATACTCTGCGCCCGGTGATGAACGGCGGATGCGCCGGCGGTGCCATGGCGATCGCAACGATCTCGTTGACGACTTCGCCGTGCGTGGCCGGGGTGGCCGACGGTTGCGAGCCTGGATAGTTAGCCATCAGGGCGCCGCCACTCGTGTATAAGCTCGTGGTGTCTCAGTGCTGAACAAATCAGTTCCACCAGGCCAGTAGCGAATCTCCGAGTAATGTCCCGAAGTGTATGGCGACTTGTCAGCCGAGGGAATACCGCCGATCGGGATTCGTTCTCCAATGGCGCCGGTACCGTCGCCGCTGAATCCGCGGATGTTGCGGCCGTTCAGGCTGAGTCGGGCCTTGTTTTGTGTAGGCGTGCCACCCTTCATCAATACAAGCGAGTGCGAAGGTTTATCGCCGCTGGCACCCAACAGCATCATGTTGTCTAACGTGAGGAAGTGCTGCACCCTGCCTGATGCGGGGGTGATGGTACAGACGATGAGCCCCCGACGGTCGGCAGGGTCGGTGCCAGTTGGCTCGATCTCCTCGAGCGGATTGCTCGCTTCTGTGTGAACTGTGTCGATGTGGCATTGCACGAAGGCGTTGTTGGTGCCGGGATCTTGCGCGTCGAGATGCAGGAATCCCCTAGAACCAATCTGACCACTGTCCCATGTCACTTCGGCGATGCCGAGAATGCTGGACGATACGATTCTCATGTAGATGCCGTACCCGCCGCATTGATCCCATCGGCCGCCTTGGATCCAGAAGTTCGTGGCCCCGTGGCCGAGGATCTGCAACGCATCGCCTTTGCTGTAGTTCAGCCAGACGTTGCGTAGCGCAGTACCGGTGTCGAGCTTGGCGGCATTGCCGCCCGTGGGTCGGAACTTGATCAAGGCATCTGCCGCACCCACATAATCCCCGGCGCCCGCTGGGGCGGCCTTGCCCATGATCTGGACATTCTCATACAGATTGCTCGTCATGTTTTGGCTGGGCGAGGCGACGTCGAAGACGGTACCGTCTTCGACACCATCCCACACGATGGTCGGCACCGATCCAGTACCAGCGGCATTCTGAGCACCATATCCGATCGTATAAACGCCAGAGACGGGTTCGATGGAACTTGTGACCCGGTAGGTTCGATGGCCAGGGAATACGACGAATCGGAAGCCGCTGGCACTGCCCGCAGCGTCATAGGTTTCTTGGATTGCCGCGGTGTCATCGGCGCCGACTCCCTCCGTGTTGTGGCTGGAGTTGCCGACGGCACCATGGTCGAGCACATTGTGCCCGACCGCACGGATGCGCCGCTCGAATGATTCCAGTACGCCTTTGGTGACGACCATTTTAATGCGCGTACCGACGCTGCGAACCGCTGCAGGAAACCGTGATGCGTCTTCGACTTGCCGAGTGACGGTCCAACTGGTGCCCTGTACGTCGGTGACCGCAATGAATTCCAGGATGTTCGGCGGCGTGGCGTCGTCGACGAACGCGGCCCGGAACTCCTGTTCCAACAGCGGATCCGAGGCCGGAAAGTTCGCCGACGACGTGACCGTGATCACTGACTGAACAGCCGTGATGCCGGCCGCCAGCGTCGTGGACGACACATTTCCGAATAACTGTTCAGGCATCGTCTGCCTCCAGGTCGTCAGTGGGCAGCCACAGTCCAGCCACAGGCAGTAGCGACGGTCCCCGCGGATACACGAACGCCATCCGCTTCCCCGTCTGCGTATAAGCAATCTTGGAGATGACCGCGTGTTGCACCGGGATCTCGTTGATCTCAGTCCACAAGCTCGTGGTGTGGACTGCATCACCGCAGGTTGGCTCCCCGGCCTCGGTATCGAGCAGCTCCAGCGCCACGCCGGATGTCGCGAATGGCCGCCGCGAGACCTCGCCGATCCAGGAATGCCAATGCCGGTATTCGCTGCGAGTTTCAGGAAGCTTGATCGGGAATCCTGGTCGCTCGATCACGCCCCACCTCCAGGCCAGAACGCGCCCGGCTGGACGTAACCGGGGACGCCACTGAAATACACCGGCCCAGATGGAATCAGCGTCGATGGCGGAGGCGGTTTCTTGCCGCGATGATTCGGCCGGTGATGCACCGGCAGGACCAGCGCCAACGCGCCGGCCGCGAACTGACGGCGGGTAAGGTTCATGCCGCCAATGGCGTCAGGGCGATCGTTAGGCTGGTGAGGTTGAACGTGTCGCCATTGGTCACCGACTTCGATGCGGTGAGCGCCGCCGACAGCAGGAAGTTGCCGGCGCTGATGTCATCCCACGCCGAGATGTGGGACAGGGTTTCCGGACCGGCCGCCCACGATGCCCATGAGGGCGTGTTGTTCATCGCCTTGGAACCAGCCGACGCGGCGGCGAATGTCGCGGCCACGCGAGTCGTGTTCGCCGATGCGGCAGTAGTGCCAGCAGCACCCGGGTCAGCGGTGTGCAGCTTGATGTTGAAGCTCGCTGGAGCGGTGAACGCTGTACCGCCAAGCATATTCAGCCATTTGTCGGCGAGATTCACCGCATGGAGACCAACAGTCATCTTTCTTCATCCCTTCAATTCATTACTGCGCAAATGGCGTAAACTCGAACCGGTGACGTGCCCTCTGGTGTTGGTCCCGATTGAGTTCGTCTCGCCTGAATTTCCCAACCATCTGGTGGACCATTCACTGGTCGTGTCCGCTCAATGGCCCAGCCCACACCGGACGATTCTTCTGGTGCCATACCACCGCCGCCCAATGGCTGCTTACCGCTTGGGCATTGGACCGTGACGCCTACTGTCACATACGTAACGCCAGGTGTTAAAGGAAAGTAGTTCTCGACCCGCTCGTATCCGGATATGCCAGGCGATCCGGTTTGATTCCAATCAAGCGCCGTGTAACCGTTCGGGCACGATGCAGCGGAATCGATGACGATCAGATCGCCTTGGTTGCCGCCACTCGTCCTGTAGCAGCCATTGATCACACCACTCGATGATGGAATAGAGGCGATGGCAAGCCCGGCACCGCCGAGAATCAGCAGTAGTACCAGCCCGATGATGATGCGCTTCACGTGCTCTCCTCATGTGGATAGCCGGGGCAAGATTCCCCGGGATGGATCTCCAAGCACTCTTCGGCATGTGGCGAGCGGACAACCTCACCGGAGGCGGTCATTTTCAACCCATACACATAGCCCGGCGGCAGAGGTGGAAGGTTGGCCAGCTGCTCGCGAACTTCGTCGACGTTCGCCGCGGTGGCGGTGAGGACGATCGCCTGCGATTCGCCCGAACCGTCCACGGTTCAGCCCTTCGTGGTCTCGGCCGACGTCAGGGAAGGACCCGGCGTGGACGTGATCGCGTCAGAGCCGATCGAGGTGAGCACGGACAGCAGCGTGGCCAGCCCGGCGATCGAGGCGCCCTTGATCCAGTCGACCTCGAGGATGCCGGTCGCGTCGGCGACAAGGAACGCGGCGAACGCCTGGGCGAAGGTCTTGACCGCCCGTTCGGCGGCGGCCTTCCAGAAAGCGGCAGTGAGCATGGTGAATCCCCCTTCATCGGTGCCAGGGACTGAAGTCCCAGGCAAAGTGCAGTGCCAGGAACGCGAGCCCCAGCAGGAACAGGTCGACGGCGTCGGCGTTGACACCGACGGCGGCCAGGAAGATGAGCACAGCGGCGATTACAGCGAACATCACGGCTCCTTATCGGCCCTTAGGGACCGGATGAGACCAACGGTTGGGGTACTATGGACCCATGCCCAATTACTTCGGTCCAACCCTCGATGACATCGCCCGAGGGAATGAACTCACATTGCTGAACTCACGCGAACGTGACCCAGGCTCGACGCGACTTACTCCCGTAGACGTCGTCGCGATCCATAAGGCGCACCGAGCCGGCGAGACCTGGGGCTCGATCGCAAAGCGGTTCAACACCCGGTGGAAGAACATCAGCCGCATCGTCAATGGAGACCGCTGGGCCGATCTCCACCCTTCACGTCGACCTGATCTCTACGTCGATAAGGCGGACACTGAGCTATCCGCCGTGCATACCGCGCTCGAAAAGATCGAGAAGCAGGTCACGGCGATTCGGGCTGCTCTGAATCGCTGACCTTGCACATGCTCGGGTTGAGGTCGAAGCTGTCCGCGGTGCCATCCGTATAGGTGACGACCATTCGGCACTCGCCACCGTTGACGAACTCAATCGAGACGATGCCGCGACCGTCCGCGCCGTCGACGCCATTATTGCCGTCCTGGCCGTCGCTGCCCGCAGGCCCACGGCAGGTCTCTAGGCCAAACTCATCGACACAGGACGGGCCTGGTGGACCCGGAACGGTGGAGTCCGCCCCGGCCGGCCCGATGATGGACTCGCCCGATTCACCCCGCGGCCCGCGGCATGCCTCGAATCCGAACTCCTCGCCGCAGGAAGGTCCAGGAATCCCATCATCACCCTGGCGACCCTGAATGCCGATGCCCGGCACTCCTTGCGGTCCGCGGCAAGCCTCCAAGCCGAGCTCCTCCACGCATGACAAACCACGCTCACCCATCGGCCCCGGAATCGTCTCGGCCGGCCGCTCCTCGATCTGTTCGGCCTGACGGCACAGATCCCCGAGCTCTATCGCGGTCAGGCCGCGACGCTCGCAGGCGGCCCGGACCTGAGCGGCGATCGACGCGGCGTTGTCGGTAGCCAGCTGAGCCGAGCGTTGCGAGGTGGACCGGTCGAACAGAATCCACCCGACCAGCAACAGCAGCAGAGCGAGCAGAATGATCGTGAGCCGGTGGCTGCGGCTGGTGGGCAGCGGGTTACGTCGAATCATTGACACCGCCCTCTCCCACGACATCACCGACGCCGTTGATCATGCGCCGATAGCGGGCGGCGGCGTCTTCGGCGGCCCACCTAGCCTTGCGTTCCTGCTCGACGTCCTCACGCAAGTCGATGACCTCAGCGCGCAGGACACCTATCTGTGAACGCAGGTCCTGGATCTGCGTGTCGTGGCGAGCCGTGATCTCGCGGATATCGTCGGCGTGCTGTTCGCGCTCTTCCTTCATCTCATCGGCGTGCTGTTTGCGAAGGTCGCGCAAGACGTTTTGGTAGTCGCCGCGGTCGCCGGACGCCTGACGCATCAAATGCAGGACTAGAAAGACCAGCAGCCCGAAGAATCCTGCGCCGGGGATGAGGGTGGACCACTCTGGAATCTCCACGCATTTGCTCCCCCCCGCTCAGAGTCGCTCGTCGGTGCGTACGGTCTGCTCGGCCGCCGACCCAGCAGGCGGCCGGGCACCCCCCGGGCACGACTCCCCGCCGACGCGGTGTCGCTTGATGTAGCCGGTGGCGAACGCCAGCGGACGCTCCCGCCCGCACACCGTGCACACGCCGCGGTCAGACGCCGCGCCGCGGATGGTGCGAAGCGCCCTACGGCGTACGACGGCCATGGCTCACGGCTTCGGCCACACCGAGTGGACCTCGGCCAGCGTCCCGTCAGCCTGCGGGAACCACTGCAACATGTCCTTGCTGATCTCGGCGTCCTCGTCGTACGGCACACCAATCACCTTGAGCGCTTGGAATGCAGCGGGATCGGCCACATAGCGGCGGGATGTGCCGGTCAGCAACCAGACACGGTCGCTGTTCTTCTCTTTCACAAGGATCATGTCGGTGGCCTTTCGGAGAAGGTCGAGGTCGATCTCAGGCACGGTCGGATCGGGTAGCGGCACACCGCCACCACCCGAGCCGCCGCTGGACAGATCGGACAGCTGGGCGGCGATCTTCGTCTTGAGCAGCCCCATCCGCGCCCACATCAGATTCCCGGGGCAGGACTTGGTGCTCACGCAGCGATGACCGTGCGGGTGCAGCGCGGCGTACTCGGTGACGAACCCTGCCTTAGCGTCGGCGGCGATCACGCGGGCCAGCGCGTTGACCATCTGCTCGGTCACCGGATGCTGGATGTTCTGCGCGATCACATAGGCCCTGGAATTAATGTTCAAGTTCCACGACGGCGCAGTTAGCGATGTCTTGTAGCCGGGGCACGCACTGCCGAACCGCAGGCAGGTGGACACCCTCAGGTCGTTGACGGTGTGCGCGCCGCGCCGGCCGATCGGCTGGCCCTCGTACACCGTGTCGGTTCCGGCGAAGATCAGCCGATTGTAGGAGATCCCGGTCGCCGGAAAACGGGAGATCCCGATGGACTCGATGGCGCGAGCATGGGCATCGCGGCTGCTGTAGCTGCTCGGGTTAGTGACCGAGATGTGCACGAACACCCGCGTCGCAGGCTCGTCTACCGGCCGGCTGTTGGTGTAATTGAACCGTGCGCCCCATTCTTCGCGGCGCCGTAGCCGCATACCCACCGCGGCGAGCTTGGTTCGTTCCTGCGAGATCGACGTCATGGACTCCCCCTCATCTCCTGCGTTGTCCCCACGCGCCGAGCGTGGCCGGCGCACCGCGGGTCGCGCTGCGCGTCCCGCCCCGCCCGGACATCGCCGCCAGCGCGCGCGCCACCGTCGGCGAGTACGAATCGAGCTCCAACGTCGCGGACGCCGACGACGTGTCGTAGTCCACGCCGACGATCTGGAACACCGTTACCCCGTCCCGGCCGGTGACGTTCAGCGAGTTCGGGTTCGGCGTGATACCGCGCACCCGGATCAGGTGACCGGGCCGGATCTCCCACGGCATGACCCTGGTGCCGCGGTCGTGGTCGTAGATGGGCCGGGCGATCGTCAGGGTGCCCGCGTTCGGCGGGGTCAGGTGCTCGGCCAGCAGTTGATCCCCGGCCTGTACGGCGTTCGTGGAGGACGACACCTCGTCGCCGAGATCAATGAATGCATCCCGGGTGAAGTCCAACTCAGCCACGGTTTGGGTGCGGCGGGTGGTGCGGAACCGGCCTCGGGCATCCCTCCAGCGGATCGTCACCGCGTTGTAAAGTCCGTCAGCCGAGCCGGTCGAGCGGTAGCCGTCCTCCACCGACGCCTCGTAGCGGACGGTGGTCGGCCAGGCTTTCCATTCGAACTTGTACTTGCCGGCTGAATTGCGATCCGTGGCCTGCCAGAAGTAGCCCGGCTCGAACAGCATCAGATCGTCCAGGATCTTCGCCGCAGTGGCACCGTCTGGGTAGGCCATATGGTCAATGGCGTAGGTATTCGTGGCGACCGTGGCGTTCGCCCCGTCATACTTGGTGAGTAGCCGCCCCAGCAGATCCTCCACGACCTGATGGGCCAGCACGGTGTGCGTGGTGTAGCCGGACGCGCCAACCGTGGCGCCGCTCTTTGTGAGCCGTTGCGCCATGACGTACAGACCGCCAACCGAGGTCCACGTCACGTCGTCGACGATCTTCGTGCCGGCGGCTCCGGTCCAGCGCAGCAGAATCTCCAGCACGTTGTTGGTGGCCTGGAAATCCGTCGTCATCACCTTCGGTGACGCGCCGGATTCACTGGTACTGAACGCGTCGTCACGGGCCGCGAGTTGCTGCGCACCCACGAATCCCTGCACCCGAAGGCTCGAAAGCGAGCGACCCTCGATGTGCTTGAAGTCGAACCGAGCGAGCAACTGCCCAAACTCCTGCAGCATCCCGTACCGGCGGCGAACCACCGAGTTGGTCGCCAAGCCCTGCACCGAAGCGTCGCTTCCGCTCGAATTTACTTTCATCTCGAATGCATCGAGCGTGACATCGTTGACGTACTCGATGACGCTGACGGTGCTGGTCTTGATCTCATTGGAGACGTTGCTGGGATACCAGTGGGTCAGATCCCGATCCACGTAGATCAGCGGCACGGTGCGGTCCTGCGCGTGCGCCGACGGGCCCACCGCCGCCAGGTCCCACACCTGCCCATCCGAGCCGACACCCCGGCCCGGGTCCTCCAGCCGGCCGCACCACACCGTGTTGCCGTTGCGGGCGTCGAAGATGTCCACGTCGGCGTAATAGGCGATCTCGTCCGGCGACAGTGCCAACGGACGGTCCAGGGAGAACTGCGCCGAAGCGAACCCGCCCGGCGCGACCGAGCGGAAGGACAGTGAGCGCAAGTCGCGCTCGATGTGGCGGATCGTGCGGGCCGACGAGAGCTGCACCGTCAACGGGATCGGCAGGGTCATCAGGTGCTCGCGGGTCTTACCGTGAGATAGCGCGGATAATACGAAACGGACACCGGGGACACCGTGGTCAGCGGTGCAATGTCCGTGGCTCGCACCGACCGCAGCATGTAGATCCGAGTCGTTTGGTTCGGCGACAACATCGGCAGGCCGCTGGTGATGAACGGAGCTGCGGCACTGATCACATTTCCCGACGCGTCCCGCGCCGATGCCTTAGTACCGTCCGCGTCCAGAATCCAGTGATCCGTCCACGATGATGAGTCGTCGTCCCAGCCCACCGTCGCGAAGCGGTCATCCGCCGGCACCAGCAACAGGAAGTCGAAGTCCATGTTTCCGGTGCCGGACAGCCGCTCAGCCTGCAGGCGCAGCACGAACGAGTCGGACACCGGAAGCTCTGTGCCGTCGGTATCGGTCATCGGATCATCGCCGGCCGGGATGCTCACCAGGCCGAGATTGGCCATCACCAGAGCGTTGGTCGACCCCTCAGCGGCAACCGTGTCGTTACCGATCGTCTGCCAGTCGCCGCCCCAGAACAGCCGCAGGTTCATCGCGTCGGCGCTGGTCCGCCGGTACCGCAGGAACACCCGATACGTGCCGCGCAGATCCACGCCCGCCGTGCCGATGTCCAACAACGACAGCCGGGTCTGCATCGTCGCCGTGCCGAACGTGCACCGGCTCCAGTTGTTACCCGACCCGGAGAAGTTCGCGTCGTTGGCTTGGGTTGTGGTGTTCGTGCCCTGCGTCATCGCTTCGGCCTGGAACGGGAACGGCGCCGCCGACGGGTTGCCACGACGGCGCGTCGCGAACAGTGCCTGCCGGTCGTCTGCGATCGCTGACGACGGCCACCGGATGATCGCCGGGGACTCCACATCCCCCTTGATCCCGAGCGAAGGGCCGACAATCGCCTCATCCACAAACAGCGTCGTAGCCGCAGCGGGAGTACCCGAATATCGGGGGGCGATCCTGGCCCGGATCGCCGTCGCCGGCACCACCCCGGTCACGCTGTAATAAGTCCAGGTATCCGCCGTGAGGGCACTGAGGGTGCCGCTTTCGGAGATGAACGTCGAGCCGGCCGCGTCGGAATACCAGCGGATGGTGACCCCGACTGTAGGAGTACCTGGCGACCGCAGCCATCCCTGCGCGAACAAACTCTGCCCAGCGGTTACCACCAGCGTTTCTGACTGTGCCCGCGGGTCGGCGCCGACCCCGTCCGGGGTTATCAGCATGGACGCGACGCCCTCATGGGCTTGCGCGGTCGACCGGGTCAACGTCGGGCCGTTGATCGGCGTCCAGTTGGTGACGTTCGTCTCGAAGTAGGGATTCGCATTGGACGGGACCGCGTAGTCGACGTCCACGAAACAACCATTGATCGCCGCAGCGGGATCCGTGGACACCGTCACACCCGACACCGGGGTCTCCAGCAGGCCGTAGGCGAAAGGCTCGGCGTCGATCTGGACCTGCAGAAGCTTCCGCGTGCCGTCGATCTTCCCCAGGTCCAGCACCTCGTCCGCCGAAGTCCGAAACGTGCGGAAGAACACCGGGTTCGTCGTCTCCTGCTGCCACTGCAGGAAGTTGTTCGGCCGGTTCAACTCCCGATACAAGGTCTGCAACTGGGTGGCCACCGCGTCCGCGCTGGTCGCGTTCACCGACAACTCCAACTGGATGGTCCGCAACCCGTACGCCGACGACGAGATCACCGCGCCGTCCTGCAGCAGCGTCGAGGCGACGGCCCGATCCAGCGGCGGCGGCGGGAACGCGGTGCCCTCGGTGTGCAGCCGCCACGTCGTCCGGTCGTTCAGATCCAGCCGCGTGGTGGGGCTCGAGGCGATCGAGTCGACGAACTTCAGGCTCGACGCCATCTAGCCGGCCCTCCCAATCAGATCGGCACGGCGGGCGATCTCGGTGCGCGGCATGACCATGCCGCGACGTTGCATCTCGTTGACGAAATCGCGGGCGAACTGGCGGGAATCCATGCCGCCGCCGGTGGCTCCCCCCCGTGATCCCGTTAACGCCTTGGTGTCCTTGTTCGACACGATCACCCCGGCCCGGTCGGGGATGAACAGCTCACGTCCAGACTCACCGACGATGTACGGATCGCCGGCCTTCACCGGGCCACCGTGCTGGCGGCCTTCCATGATCTGTCGGGTGGTCACGCCGGCCGGCAACTGGGCGTGGGCGGTGATGGTGACGGTCTTGGATTTGATCGAGTCCAGCCATGCTTTGGCATTGATCCAGGTGTTCAAGCCCTGCGTCTTCAGGTCCAGCGTCACCTTGTAGGTGCCGGCAAAGTCCTCGGCCTCGCCGCGCAGGTCCGCGACTCGGCCGCGGATCGTCTCGGCCTGCTCGGCAGTGATCGCACCTTGAGCGACCCATTGGCGCAATTTGCCCTCGAACGCGTCGAACGACAGGTCGCCGTTGATGGCCGCGGCCTCGGCCTTGGAGACGGCCCCAGCGAGTTTCAGCGCCGCGCTCTCGGCCTCCGGGGACTTCTCCCCGTACTCGGCCACCGACTCGGTGTAAGCCGCCTGAGCGGCGTCCACGTCCTCCAGGGCACCGCTGAGCGCAAGCACCGGGTTGGTCGCGCGCTCGACGGTGGCCAGGTAGGCGCCGAGCGTCTCGTTCGCAATCTGAGCCTGGGATGCGGTCGCGCCCAGTGCGTCGGCAGTGCCTTGAGCGGCCGGGATGAGTCCTTCGATCACACCGCGCACCCGGTCGGCCTGGTCGCCGAAGAACCCGGTCGCTTCGGTCGCATCATCCGAGCCAGTGACGAGATCCTTGAACGAGGTGACGACGCCGTACAACCCGAATGTGACCGTATTCCACATGGTCTCGCTGAAGAACCCCTTGTCGAGCTCCTGGCCGGCGACCTTCTCGACGGTCTCGACGGTCTTGGCGTTGAAGTCATCCAGCGCATTGCTCGCGTCGATGATCCGATCGGCCACGTCCTTGGTGCTGACCGCTGCGCCCTCGATCGCGGGGACAAAACGCTCAAGGAGTTCCGCGCCCACCCGCGCCAGCGCCGTTTGCGCGTTCGCCAAACTGCCACTGATCGTGTCGCCCATACTCTGGGCGGCACCCGCCATCTTGATGTTGTTGTCACCGAAGCCCTGAGCGCCGGTCTCCCACAACGCGAAGAAGTTATCGGCGTCAACGGTGCCCTTCGAGATCATGTCGCGCATCTGCTCAGCGGTCACGCCGGCCGCGTCCGCCAACAACTCGAGCGCAGGTACCCCCCGGATCTGCAGCATGTTCAACGTCTCGCCGGTCAGCCGCCCCTCAGACTGGATGCGGGTGAAGATGTCGCCGATCTCCGACAACGGCGCCTGGGCGAACGCTGCGACATCCGCAGTCATCTCCAGCCGCTTGTTCACCTCGTCAACGTCCACACCCGCCGAGATGAACTGCGCCATCGTCGAGGCGCCCTCGTTCAACGCGAAGGCCGTGCCGGTCAGGGTGTCGGTCAGTCCGTCCATGATGCCGTCGACCTGGGATGTGGACAGGCCCATCTGGTCCATCCGCTTACGGGCGCTGTCCAGGTCGGCCAACCGATCGAACCCGGCCACCATGACCTTGTCCCACGCCTGCCAGCCAGTTACCACGCCGGCGACACCGGCGGTGATTTTGCCGAACACCGCACCGGATTTGGAGCCGACCTTGGCCAGATCCGCCTCAGTCTTCTGCGACTTGGCCCCGATCTGGTCGAAAATCTTGCTCGCCTTATCGCGGGCAATGATGTCGAAGTTGAGCGCGGGCATGGCTCACCTCCGGGGCTCAAGTGACGTTCGACCCTATGGACACGGGGCCACGTTGGGGCTACTATGTAGTCATGAAGCAGCTCAATCTCCGGATTCCTGACAAGACTTATGAACTGCTGAAACGACAGGCCGTAGACGATCGGCGATCACTGAACGCTGAGATCCTGTGGCTACTCGACCGGGCTCTATCCAGCGAAGAGGATCAATGATGAATAAGGCTCGCCAAACGATGTCGCTGTCGCGGCAACTGTTACTACTTGCCGCCATACTGGCCGCCATCGCCGTCGTCGGACTGCTGGCTGGGAAGGACGACTCGGGCACTCAGCCAGTTGACACTGAGCAGTGCGCCATATTAGAGGACAACTTCGAGATCTATTCGAAGCTCATTTCTGAGCATGATCGAAGCTGGTCACAGTGGGCAGCCGTGGACGCAGAAAAATGGGCCGCCTATGACGCCTGGCATGCGCTGGGCTGCGACGATCTCTAACCGCCGCGCTCACGCATCACATCCAAGTAAGTTGCGAGCAGCCGTTCATCCATTGCCAGCAGCGCGTCGAACGGGATACGTGTCAAGACGCTGAGTTCGACAATTTCGCGGGTCGTCGATCCCGGCTGGTAGGGTCCTCGGCCGCGCCACCCAGCACCGTGATGTCATCAACACGGTCCAGCCACTTCTCGAACTCTTCCTCGCCGACAACTCCGCCGAGCTTCAAACTGATCCAGGTCAGGTAGTAAAGCCACTCCTGCCGGCCCCGCGGCTCCCCTTTCACACGGGGATGGAACGCATCGGCGAACGCCATCTCGAACTTGCGCTCGAACTCTACCTCAGCACGAGCACCGGCCGCCGTCTCCTGCTCAGAACCGTCTAGGTAGACGACCTTGATCTTGTTCAAATCGACCTCGCCAGCTTGTTGGCAACCCGTTCCAGCACGGTCAGCAGTTCCTTGCGAACCGCCGGTCCGCCGGCCTCCATCGGCTCGGTGAACCAGCCCTTCGGCACGTTCTGAAACACGATGGGGCCACGACCGAACACCGGGTGCGCCACCCGTCCCCGGTCGATCCGGTATGGATCGGCCACCGCGTTCGACTTGGCCTCGATGCGGATGCCCGCATGGCCGCCGGTGGTGCGACGCTTGTGCGGAAGGGATGTACGCGCCACCCGACGGCCCAACCCGCCGCGAGACGGCAGAATCGAACGAGCGGAATCCTTCGCCGCCTGCTTCAATGGCTTCGATGCAGCCGTGATGCCCCTCGTGAGCTCGCTCTTGAGCTCCCGAGACCCGACCTTACGCAGCGCACGAGACAGGGCGACGAAGTCCTCAGTGTCGACGACCCGGACCTCAACGACCATCTAGCCGACCTCCTTGAGCGCAAACGGCCACTTGTTGCTTTTGCGGCGATTGCAGTCACCGCATACGGGTCGCAAGTTGGCCAAGATATGTGCCCCGCCCTTCGATAGCGGCTTCACGTGATCGAACTGATCCCATTCTCCGAAGCAGATCCAACAGCGGTTCGCCCAATATGCAACCTTGGCGGCGAGGCGGTCAGCGGTAACGAATCCGATAACTACCGCAGTCTTGGCTGCTCGGCGGCGACGTTCGTACTCAGCCCGTCTCTCAGGATTCGCAAGACGGAACGTCTGCGCTCGCGTACGAGCCGTCGCCCGATTCTCCGGGCGCGCACGATACTGGTCCTGCGTGGCCCGAATATGCTCGGGATTCGCGGCGCGATAGCGAGCGGTCGTCTGTTTCGCTTCCTCACGATGCGCAGCGCGATAGGCAGCTTGGTACGCCGCGTACTCGTCAGCCTTCTCACGCTGTCGACGCAGAACGTCCACGATATGGCACGACTTGCACGCGGTGCGAAACCCGCCCGGCGATGAGCGGTCGCGGTAGAACTTGTCGAGCGGTAGTTCCTCGCCGCAGATCCGACACTGGCGCACTCAGCCGACCTTCTGGATCGGCCCCGAAGCGTTCCAGGATGAGGAGATGTCGATCGAGCCGGTCACCGTCGCGCTGACGTTGAAGTCCGGCAGGACCTCACCGAAGAAGTACTGCGTGTTGGCGTTAGTGGACGGGTACAAGTAGAACCGACGCGGCAGCCCGTCCAGCGCCGCCGTGTAGGTCTGCACGGTGGCGTTGTCGTAGAATCCGGAGAAGTCTCCGGACGCGTCAGGCAGACCGGCGACATAGGACTTGTTGGCATCGCCGAAGGCGGTCACGTCGGCCTTCTCGGTGGCGAAGTTGATGCTCCAGCTGTTCAGGTAGGCCACCGGCTCGGCGGTGCCACCGGACGTCAGCGCCAGATACACCCTGCCCTGTCGCCCATGCAATCTGGCCACGGTTCACTCCTTCTCTAGCAGTCGCAGCAGACGTGCTGCATTCGTTGCGAACGTGCGGTCTGCGACCGCTTCCCGGGCCTGCCGTGCGGCCTCGGCCCGAAGTCCATCGTGTTTACCCCACCAGCGGGCGAGCTCGGATGCCTCGGCCGGCGAGTCGAACCGGGGCAGCATCGGCAGCACCTCGTCGCCCTCGCCGCGCGGGTCACGCAGGAACGGCAATCCAATCGCGGCCATCTCGACTTCACGCGGCCCCATCGCCCAGCCGGCGTGCGAGTCGCCGTCCTCAGCCTCGCGGCGGTACAGGTTCAGCCCGAGCTTGGCCGACCGATAGATCCGTACGCCCTCGGTATTGTCGAGGCATTCCTTGATGTCATGGGCCACGTACTTACGCAGCGGCGAGTCCTCGGTGAGCCGTTGCCAGTTGCCGGCCAGCAGCACATCCAGCCCGTCCAGGTCCATGGTCTCGAAGAACTTGATCCGCGACTCGAATCCGGTGCCGACGAATGCCAGGTCCGCAGCCAGGTCCTTGTCCACAGCGCCGGGACGATGCAGCTTCGGACGGTAGGCGTGGGGCACGTACTCAGTCGGGGCGAGCTCGCGGTACCGGTCGATGTTGACCGGGTCGTTGAGCAGGTTCAGGTCGGCGTGTGCGGCCACCTCGAGTTGGCGGGTGTCCTCGTACGGGGCTTCGGTGTGCAGGACGACGACCTTGGTGCCGTAGCTGCGGGCGATGTCCATCAGTTCGGTCGGGATAAGGAACGCCGAGACGATGAGCAGCACGTGTGGCCGGAACCGGTACAGCGGGGCGTACAGTCCGTACACGGCCATCTCGATGGCCTTGTCTGAGGGTACCGCCTTGCGGAACTGGCCCTCGGCGACGTTGAGGTAGGCCGAGTCGTAGAAGGTGAGCCGGTCCTCCAGGTTGAATATCTGCACTTGCTGGCCGAACTCGGTGAGAGCTTCAACCCAGCCGGCGTAGACATCGTGAACGCTGAACGCGGGGCCGGGATGGCACACCACCCAGCGCATCAGCCCACCTCGACCACGATGTCGGTGGCTAGGTATTCGACACCGCCGAACACGGTGATCCGCTCATCCTCAACTTGGGTGGCGTGCGCGTAGTCGACAATCCCGCCGAGCGTCGGGTCGGCGTCGATGGCGGCCTTGATGGACTTCGCACCGGTGGACGCCAGATATTGATCGAGAGCTACCTGAGCTTTTTCTTGTTCGGCCCAGGACACCACTACTGTGACAGCGAACGTCACATCGTCCTCGCCATCCATGGATACACCGAACGTCGTTGTACGGCGCTTGACGTACGCATGTCCGCCCTCGGGAGCGGGATTAGGACTCTTCGGAACATTCGCTGAATGCCGTAGGCCGGCGATGGTGGCGAGGCGGTCGTCGATGCCCTCGCGGATCTCCTGCATGGTGGCCATCTACGCCACCAACACTGGATAGCGCTGATACGGCATCAGCATCCTGGCGACCTTCGGGTTCTCGCGAATCCGCACAGCACCGAACTCGCTCCACCCGGCGATCCCGAACGGGGCGTCCTTGAGTTTGAACAACTCGGCAGACAGCATCAGGCAGGCTTCCTTAACCGCCGACGGGGCGGCGGTGGGCCAGCCGAACGTGCCGACGATCTGCACCCGGTTCATCCGCTGCTGCGAGTAGGCGTACGGCACGGGGAACGTTTGAGTACCGACGGCGCGGACCTCGGTGTAGGGCCGCGACTCCGGACCGGTGGCCGCGTTCACCGGCCACAGCTGGTAGTCCGTCGCCGCCCAGGTCGTTTCGAAGGTCCCATCGCCGGAGACGTCGGTTTTCAGGCTGGTGACCGTGACGATGTCGCCGACCCACACGTCGGTGTCGGCCGGGCGCAGGCAGTATCGGTCTTTGGCCACGAAGGTGGCCGTGGTGGAGCCGGTGATGTAGAAGATGCGCTGGCAGTGTTGGTCGATGGCCCGGGACGCCGAGTCCAGCGCCGAGTCGACCAGGGTGTCCTCAAGACTGTCGGGGATGCCGAATCGGGCCTTGAGTTCATCGGCGGTGGCGTACAGGTTCGGCATGGTCGTTCCCCTTACCTGGCTGCCCAGCCGTCGTGGTGGATAGCGGTCGGTTCGCCGCCGATGAAATGCCCTCGCAGCCCGGCGACCAGCCAGTCCTGGACCAGTTGGGCATCGGCGGCGTTCTTTATGTGATCCGGCCTCCACGTGGCCGTCCGTAGCGTCGCCACCCGGCACATGATCCCGTCCGAGTCGAGGTGACCATGTGCAAATGTGGCATCGCCGATGATGAACCGGCCTTCGCCGCCTACTCGGAATTGCACCGGGGAGATCGTGAAATCGGCACCTGTCTCGACCATCGCGGCTACATGACGCTCCACGTGATCCGGCAGCAGCTCGTCGTCGTCGCCGAGGAACCCGACGAACTCGCCGAGCGCCAACACCGACCCGAACTGCCACGGATAGGCGCCAGTGCTGTGCTCGCGGCCATCCCGCCACGTCTCGTTGATCTCAGCAAACCGGACGCCTGGCAAACCGGCCATCTTTTCGGCCAATCCGGGGTTGCGGTCGGACACGATGACGTGTTCGACTTCGGGCCACGTCTGCGCCCGCACCGACGAAACACACCGGTCGAGCAGCAGGTGTTCGCGGCCCGGGATGGTGGGGGTGACGATCGACGCGAGCGTCACGCTGCGACCTCCAGCGTCTCAGCGGCCACCATCCGCTTGACGATCTCGGTGAAGAACACCGACGGTTCCCATCCGAGCAATCGTCCAGCCTTGGCCGGGTCGCCACACAAATGCTCCACATCGGCCGGGCGGAACAAGCCGGGATCGACCTGCACGTGGTCCCGCCAATCCAACCCGGCCTCGGCGAACGCCGCCTCGCACAACTCGGCCACCGAGTGGGATTCGCCAGTAGCAAGCACGTAGTCGTCGGGTCGTTCTTGCTCGGCGATCAGTGCCCAGGCCCGCATAAAGTCCGGTATCCAGCCCCAGTCGCGGCGCGCAGCCAGGTTCCCCAGCCGCAGGTTGGCTTGTTCGCCGCGGGCGATGCGCGCAACGGCGGCGGTCACCTTGCGGGTCACGAACTCCTCACCGCGGCGCGGCGATTCAGCGTTGAACATGACCGCTGTCGAGGCGTGCATGCCGTACGAATCGCGATAGTTCACCGTCGTGTGGTGGGCGAACAGCTTCGCCACCCCGTACGGGCTGCGCGGATGGAACGGTGTTGACTCCGACTGTGGCGCTGGGGAGCTGCCGAACATCTCCGACGTGGACGCCTGCACGAACCGGGTGTCGGGGTTGACTGCGCGGATCGCTTCGAGCATTCGCAAACAACCCAGCCCGGTCACCTCGGTCATCAATGTGGGCTGCTGCCACGACATACCCACGTAGGTCAACGCGCCCAGATTGAACACCACATCTGGTTCCGCGGTGACGAGAGCGCGTTGCAGCGACGACTGGTCCAGCAGGTCGCCCTCGATCAGGATGATCTCGGGCACCAGCGTCTCGATCCACGCCCGCTTCGGGTTGCGCTGCCCGTGCAGCAGCCCGAACACCTGGTGGCCCTCGGCGGCGAGCTGCTCAGTTAAGTACGAGCCGGCTTGCCCGGTGATACCGGTAATGAGCGCCCTCACAGCAGCACCGGCATCGGCAGGGGCACCAGGAACCGGCCACCGGCGGCCATGTACGCCGACTCACGGCGCAGAACCCCCGGCAGGTAGTTCCAGGCCAGCAGCAGGTACACGTCAGGCTCAGGGCGCTCCCCAGGCCCGCAGACGGGGATCTTCGAGCCCGGCGCGTAGCGCCCGATCTTGTGCGGCGTGGTGTCGACAATGTGGTCGAGCCGATCCGGTCCGATGCCGCAGAAGTTCAGCAGGGTCGCCGACTTCGCCGACGCCGCATACCCGGCGACCTTGCGGCCGGCGGCGATCTGCTCGTCGAGCAGGTCCAGCAGCCGGGTACGGATGTGCTCGACCCGGCCCTGCAGGCTCAGGAATGTGGACGGCTGCCGCAGCCACACCGGCTCGGACAGACTGATCGGTTCGCCCCGGCCGAACGTCACACGGATCGACCCGCCCTGCGCCGGAGTCGGAGTCACCGACCGGACGAAGAGTCCGTGTCGTGCCGCTACCCGCGCCAACGAGTCAGCGGTGAAGTAGTAGCGGTGCTCGTGGTAGACGTGATCGAACTGGCCGCCGGTGAGTAGGTCCGCGAGGTACTGCACCTCGATCACGGCGACGCCGTCATCGGCGAGCAGGTGCTCTATGCCAGCGAAGAAATCATGCAGATCCGACACGTGCGCGGTCACGTTGTTGGCCACGACCACGTCCACGCCACCGTAGTCGGTCACGATCCGGCGGGCCGTCTCCAGCCCAAACGGCTCGTGCATCACGGCCAGACCCTTGGCTCGCGCCACTGCTGCCGGGCCGTCAGCGGGTTCGACGCCGAGCGTGCGGCAGTCGTGCTCGGTGAGCATCGTCCCGTCGTTGCAGGCGATCTCCACCAGGAACTTGCCGGCGTCCAGGCCGAGTTGTTGCTTCAACTGCGCGGCGTAGTCGGCGAAGTACGCCACTGCCGACGGGGACGAGCCGGTGAAGAACGCGTAGTCCTCGCCGTACAGCAGCCCATCCGGCACGACCTCGGTCAACTGGACCAGCCAGCAGGACGTGCACACCGCCAATTGCAGCGGATAGCGGTCCTCCGGCTCGTCGACGGTCGCCGGGAACCGGTCGGCCAGCGGCGAGTCACCCAAGTCGAGGAACGGCTGCAGGTCGCTCGCACCGCAGCCGCCGCAAGAATCCCTACGCATCGGAGTTCTCTCGCAGTCGCCGATCAAAGGTCCCCCGGTCTTGGGTGGCGTGTCCCTCGCCGATCTTGTAAATGTCGTCCGGTTCGCCCTTGCCGAACATCGGGTGCAAGTGCTCGACCACCGACTCCAGCGCCATCGCCCACACGCCGCGCTGCTTCGCGGCTGTGACAATCTCGTCGTCGACGAACCAGTGCCGGTAGCCCTCGTGACAGACCACCTTCGGCCCGTCCCACGAGGCGCCCTGCTCATCCACGTACGACCGACGCACCAGCAGATGCGTGGCGTGTCCGCCGGCCATCACTCGCGGATTGCCGAGATCATTGGTGCCGATCACATGGAACTCGTCCCCAGCCCGGGCCTGCGCCTGGTCAAGCCAGCCGGAATGGAACCGCACATCGTCGCCGACGATGAACAGCCACGGTTCGCTGGTCATCCGGTAGCCGGCGTTCATCCGCTCCGCGAACGTGTGCGCGTCAGCAACCAGTACCTCGGCACCGGCCTGCCGCCAGGCGTCGATCGCGTCGGTCTCATCCGGTGCCGCCACCGCGTACGCGTGGGCGATCCCGGTGGATGCCCGCAGCGATCTCATGAATCGTTCCGCGTTCTTCCACCGCATGGCCGGGACGATGACCGCAGTCTCAGTTGTGGCCGGTGGTGGTGTCACCGCGTCGGCCGGGACCTCGAATAGCCGGTGCCGCCGGTAGTCGTCCTCGGCGAGCCAGAACGGCTTCATGTGTGTCGTGCGGACACCGGTGTGGACGAACAGTGGGATGCCCATCGCCTGCGCCCGCAGGCAGAACGACAGGTCCTCCGAGATCAGTTGCCCGGTGGACGTGTTCGGGACGCGGTCATACCAGATCGGCCCGTACTTCTGCTCAACTGCCTCGAACACCGACCGGTGGATCAGCAGGCAGGCCGAGCCGGTGCCGGCGCACTGAGTCAACGTGTCCGCCGGGTAGTCCCAGCGGACTGCGAACCCCATCTGATCGTCGACCTTCGCCCAGTCGAAGATGGTCGGGGTCGGGGCGGTGCGCCACCCGCCGGCCGCATCCGGCTCGGTTTCCCGCAGCGAGAAGCACAGCCCGCCCACCATGGGCCGCTCCTGCGGGTCGGCGGCCTCGATCAGACGGTCGATGGTGTCCGGCTCGAATCCCATGTCGGTGTCGATCCAGAACAGCCACTCCGCGGTTCGGTCCTTGAGAAAGTGCTTGACGGCCTGATTGCGTGCCTCGACCAGACCGTCGGAGCCGCACCGCATGGCGATGTAGCCGCCGGCCATGATGCGGCCGTGGTTGGTCAGATCCCAGCCGACCATCTCGATCATCGAGTGGTGCCAAGAGTAGGTGACCTCGTTCTGATGCACGTACGCGACGGTGACCGCCTGCGCAGGGTCACCTGTCTCCAACGCGTCCAGCGTCGTCGTGGTGGGCTCAGCCACGGCGGGCCTGACGCTTCTCACCCGGCGCGGCGGTGGCGGTCTCCACCGGGGCGTCGTAGCCTTCGGGCTCCTCGGAGTAGTTCAACCCGAAGCGGGCATCGTCGGAGAAATACTCCGGATGGGCACGGACCACCGGATCATCAGCAGGCCAGTGCGACCCCTTCTGGATGACCCCACTGATCCCCGACGGCAGCTGCACAGGCGCAGTTGTCGTTGCATACACGACCTTCATCTGATCTTCCTCTCCCTGGATATGTGGAGACCCCCGCTCCAGGGAGGGACGGGGGCCACCACGTTCGGTTGGGTCACTCGAAGCCGAGGTCTGCCAACTCCTTCGTGACTGCTTTCACCTGATCGTCGTCGTCGTTCGATCGAGCCGTCTCCAGTTGTGCGAGCAACGCGTGCACAGCCGGATCACCCGACTCTGACGCTCGGGCGAGCTTGCCCGAAGCCGGTGCCGCGGCGGCGGCGGCGGTGGTCTCGGTCTTCTTGCCTTCAGGCACGACTGCCTCCTTCAGAAACGGAACATCCGTCGTTTTCACGGACGATCAGGTGTTGACGAGCAGGCGGAAGCCAAGGTCGTTGACCGAGTTTCCACCGATGCGGGCGTAGGCGAACCAGGCACGCTGCCCGGTCGGCATGTTGGAGGTGACGTCGAAGATGTGCGGCACCTGCTCGACGGACATGCCGCCACGGCGGGCGATGACGTAGTTCTGGAAGTCACCGACCACCGCGTAGCCGTTCGCCGCCGCCGTCGAGGTGGTGGTGTCCGGCATGTACGGCGACTCGAACACGCCCTTGTTGAACAGCAGCGCCAGCCACTCGGCCTTGAGGTTCTCGGTGAACGCGTGGAACACGTTCGCCGTGCCGATCTGACGGATCTTGTTGTTCACGTCGACACCCATCAGCCACGAAGCCCGCCGCCGGTACTTCTGCGGCAGCGCCTGCCACACCGCGTACGGGTCGTTCGCGCCGAACGTCGTGCCCGACGTCTGGATGCGGACCCGCACGTTGGTGTTGGCCGACAGCGCTGTGAGGATGCCGCGCGGCTCGGTGGTACCCGAACCGCGGGTGAACTTGTCCACCAGCAGCTCGTCGTAGCCGGCCGCGAGCAGCGCAGCCATCTCCTCCGCGAACGAAGGATAATCCTGGCCGACCTCGATGCTGTACGGGATCAGGCCACGAGCCATGTGCACGACCACACTGGGCTGCGCCAGCACGGGGCTGTTGTCCGTGGTCGCCGCGGCCTCAGTCTGGAACGCCCAGGTCACACCGGCGGACGACACACCCTTCCACTGGTTCGTGTTGACCGTCACCTGGCGGGCCAGGGTCAGGAACGGGTTGTCCGACTCTTGGGCCGTGAGGATGATCGAGGGGTCGATGAACACCGGGATGCCGAACCCGCCGGCGGTGGTCGTAACCTCGGCCATGGCCCGGTACTCGTTGTACCGGCGCAGCGCGTCCCGCTCATCTTCGTCGAGAAGGTAGTTCGCGTCGGGCTGCGTGACGACCTTCATCCACGCACTGCGGTAGGCGTCGGTCTCGGTGACCAGGATGCGTCGGGCGATGTCGGGGTCGCGGCGGATCTGCCGCTCCACCTCGTCCTTCTGCAGCGCGGTCATGTGGCCGGTCGTCGACCGGTCGTCGAGACGCCGTAGCGCGTTCTCCCGGGTCTCGGTCGGGGTGAGCCGGCGGACGTCGGCGAACGGGTCGTCGGCGCCGTACTTGATGTTGGCCAGAGCCCGCTCCACGGCCTTCGGCTTGCGCCGGAAGATCTCCTGAACCTTGCGGTGCTCCTCGACCCGAATGATCGCCTTGTCCCGCAGCTTCAGGCCGTAATCGAACGCCTTCTGCTCGTCGGGGGTCTTGTCCCGCAGTTCGCCCTCGTCGGTCTGGTGAATCGAACGCAGATGCGCGTCGAGCACCTCGACGTAAGCGACGAGCTCGTCGGGGGTCTTGCCTCGAAGCTCGTCGGGCACGCTGTCGTCGAGGTCGGCGACGTCCTTCCCGCGGAGCTCTTCGAGGATGGTGTTTTCCTCAGTTGTACTCATGTGATAATCCTTCGAAGTCGCAGCGCCCCGTGATCGAGACGCTGACGGTTGATGAGAACGGTGGACGCTTCGCCACTGCCGGGCTCGTCGTCCAGATCACCGCCATCCGTGCTCCGCGCATCGGATCGCCCGGTGAGTTCAAGGTCCGCGGCGAGCCCGAGTTCGGCTGCAAGCTCGCGGAGAAGTGCGCGATGTTCGGTCGGGTCCAACTGCGCCAGCAGCGACCGCACCGACACCGTGGTCTGGTCGTAGGCGGGGAACACCACCGGGCCGCACTCGGCGGTGTCCGTGTCGACGATCTCCCGCAGGTCGACATCGCCATTGCGGCGGGTCCACGTGTCGCCGCCGTCGGGAATGCTGAAACGGAACGACATGCCCCGAATCGCCCGCTCGGCGATGGCCTGTCGCACCGGTTCGACCGTCGCGTTATCAAACAGCTGCGCCCGCACGTACAGCCCGTTGTCATCTTCGCGGATGTCCTGGATCGACCCGATCGGCACAGCGCCGACACGGGGGTCGCGGCCGTGCTCGAACTGCAGCACCGGCGTGCGCTGTTCCAGGCTGCGCTTGAACGCGCCCGGCAGGATCACCTCGTCGAAATCCCCGCCGAACGCGGGGATGCGGGTGGTCTGGTTGAACACTGCGGCGTAGCCCTCGAGGGTCCGGCCGTCGCCGTTGGAGCGGGACTCGAAGTCGAATGCCCGCACGCACATGCCGGCCACGTCGGGACGGGCCGAACTGCCGACATCGATGCCGAACTTCTTCGCCGCTGCCTTGATCTTGGGCATTGCCTTCGCTCCGAACGGTGATTGTGATGCCCGCGCCAGCGCGTTGCGCACGTGCGCGGCGTCATGGATCGGGAAGTGCCGCTTCGACCGCGGCGTCGTCTTGCCCTGCTCGTCCTTGCTGCCACCCGGTTCGATGTAGGCGAACGCCGAGTCGGGTAGGTCGTTGATCCGCTTGGCGGTCATCTCCGCCCGCTCGATGGCGTCGAGCTCCGTGACCGTGTCCATGTCAGGACTCCTTGCCCGTCGGAAGCTTCGGCCGGTCGCCGTTCGGCACCGCCGGCTGGGTCACCATCCCGGGCGGCTGCAACTGCACCGATACCAGCCCGGTGTGCACCAGTAGGTTCATGTCCTGCCCGATCACCGCCGCGGTCGCCGACGGCGCCGTGAAGCCCTCACGCACCAGCATCGTGATCGTCGTCGCCTGGATCTGCTGGATCTCGGCTGCGTCCTTGGCGTCCTCGCGCAGCAGCGGCATGTCCGCGGTGTCAAACCAAAGTTCAGTGTCCGGCTCACCACTGCGGCTCTTCGGCAGCGTCAGAATGGACTCCAGCGACGCCGAGATGTCCTGCAGCGACGGATAGATCCAAGAGTCCGCGAAGATGCGCCGCGCCATGCCGAAATTACCCTGATTCAGCGACGACCCGGCCAGGCCCTCGGAGATTCCCAGCAGCGGCGCCGGCACCCGACCCAGGAACGCGATCCGAGTCTCCCCCGCGCCCTGTGTCGCCTTGAACTCCAACTGCTTGAGATCCGCACCCACAGGTGTCGCATCCGCGCCTGCAGTCAGATACAGCGTGCGATAGGCATTGGCGACGCCCTGATGCCGCTGGTCGATCATGTCGACGATGCCGTCGAACTGCTCCTTCGTCACCGCCGGTATGCCCTTGACGACCAAGTTGACGGTGGCGCCGTTCTCGAAGAACTTGACCTTGTGGTCGGTCGCCAGCCGGTCGCCTTGGATGTCCCGCAGCGCTGCGGTCACCCACGACTGGCCCATTCCGGGGCGCTCTGGGTCCGGGATCTGCGACCAGTGCGCGAACTCGTCCGGCAGCAGCGTCTGTGGCTTGTTCCGCGACGCGTCAAGCCCGCCGTTCTGGTACACCAGCCCGAGCAGCGTGCCGTCCAGCGCGGTGGCCGCGTCCTCCGGCTCCTGCTCCGAACCCCACAACAGGCCGCACCAGTCCGGGCGCAACACCCGCAACCGGTCCGGTTGCCGCGCCACGTAGGAGTTGCCGGCCAGGCCCGAGTGCCACTCCATCGTCGCGAGCAGGTCGCCGGTCGTGGCGTGCGGCCACGGGCGCTCCAGGATGCCCAACTCGCGGGTCCCGAACGTTCGACGCGGCGTCGGCGACGACGGACGGTTACGCCAGATGAACCGCGCCTGCGACAGCACCAGTGCGCGCACCATCTGCGCTGCGAACGCTGGCGGGCAGGCCCGCAACGCCGCCGCATAGCCGGGCAACGTCGCAGCGATCCGCTGCACCCGAGTACCCGCCAAGGTCTGATTCAGCCCATGCAGCGGGTACGAATGCCCGTTGTAGCTGAACTGCCCCGGGATCAGGTAGTCGGTGATGTACTGGTCGATGCTGAACCGGCCCTCAGACCGGCCCACATCGTCACGTTCAGCGGCGATCCGCTCAAGCAGTCCTGCCGCCACATTCAGCCACCCTTACTCACCAGAGCAGACGAGGCGCGACCCTCTTTCCACCCAACCTTGACAGCGGTCCACGACCAGGCGAACGCGAACCACAGGATGTTCACCAACTTGGCCGCCAGCCAGCCGATCACGTAGAACAACCCGGCCAGCAGCGTCAGCACCGTTCGACCGAGCTCGATCTGGCGCGCTTCTGCGGTGATCCGCTCTACCGGGACTCGGTCAAGAACTACCATTGCGTCTCCTATCGCCAAGCCCCGAAGAACGGCTGTTCCTGCTCGACCAGGCCGTGCTCGATTGCGTGCGCCCGCGCCTCATGGGCCAGCACACCGGCCACCGCAGCGTCGATGAGCAGCCCGTCGCCGCGCTTGGCCATCTTCAAGTAGTGGGTGGTCAGCGTCTCGTCCTCACCCGGTCGGGGCTTCTTCTTCGAGCCCTTCACCAGCACCGCATTCTTCGCGTGTCGAGTCAACGCGTCATGCGAGGCGTACGTGATCTCCCCGGCGCCGAACGAGGTGGTGAACCGCTCGATGGCCCGGTCCATCCGCTGCTCGACGTTCGTCGGGAACTCCACCACCCGCTGATCGCCGAACGCAGCCACCCAGTTGTCCAGGTAGTCCTGCCAGCGGTACGGGTCGGCGAACATGCACGCCACGTTGTACAGCTCGAACACGTCCCGCAGCACCCGGTCGACCTCGGCCGTCGGAACCTTCCAGTCCGGACCGTCAGCCGCGGTGCGCTCCCAAACGCGCACCACGAACAGCCGGCCATCGGAGATCCGCGAAGCGATCAGGGCAGTGGCGTCCCGGTACTTCGACCCGTCGAAGCCGAGCGCGACCGGCACGCCCTTGGTCAGCGCCTCGTCGTCCTTGCCCTGCAGATCCCACCGCAGCGGATCCACGAACACCGACTGGCCGACCACGATCTCGTTCAGGAAGAACCGGCGCCGGTCCGCCTCCAGATGCCGCAACGAGCGGCACTCGCCCATGATCCGGCCCTTGATGTTCACCCAGCCGCCACGCTCGCGCGCCGAATCGCCGTACTGGCGCAACAGCTCCCGGTATAGCGACTCATCATCGGTCAGGTCCTCGACGCGGCGTGTGTCGACCGTGTCGACAAACACGTCCTTGTCCGATGACTCCGCGGTGACCTGTGCCTCCGAGCCTTCCGTCGGGTCGTAGGCGTTCGTCAATTCCAGCCAGCGGCCGTCCATGCCGGCCACATTCCGCTTCACTGCGCCGCACACCCGGCGATAACCGCCCTGCAAGGTGAACAGATGCGACTCGGTGATCGTCACGAACGTCATCGGCGCACCCAGCCGGGACTTCGCCGACGTCGCCGCCGGCTCCAGTTTCCCGCCACTAGCCAGATCAACCTTCGTCTGCCCGACCTCACGCACCTCCGGCAAGTCCAGAATCGGCCCCAACCGGGCCATCGCCAGCAGCGGCCGCCACGTATTGGCCGTCTGATCCTCCGACGTCCCCAAGCACACGATCAGCGGCGTCGGATACGGCGCACCCACCGGCTCGCCGCCAGCATTCCAGCCGTCGAACCGGGTCGGCCCCAACGCCTCAGCCCAGCAGATCGCCGCACCGAACGGGTCCTTTCCCCACTTCTGCGACCGCCGCAACTGAGCGCCCGTATGCGACAACCCGATCGGCCCCGGCCACGGCTCAGCCTCCGGGTCCAGCCGATAGAACTGCAGCAGAAACCGCCACATCTCGTCGGTAAGCATGTACGGCTTGCCCTGCCGGTAGCCGTCCGGGATCACGCAATGCGACTCGATCCACTCGCCGACGTCGTAGCCCAGCGTCGGATACTCGCCCTCGTGCTCAGGGCCGCGCCACGGCACTCAGACCGCCTTGATCCGCGACCGCACATCCGACGCCTCGCGGTGCTCTTTTACCTCGTCGGCGACGATCTCCCACAACAGCATCCGCATCGCCTTCGGAGTCAAGCCCAGTCGGTCCTCAAGATGCCGGGCCTCAGCCAGCGCATCCTTGTCCAGCACCTCGGCGGCCAGGGCGACCCGGGCATAGCGCGCCACAACACGCGTCCAGCCGAGTCGCTCCCAGGCAACAGCCTGCGGCGTAGCCCACAGTTGGCGCCAGATGCGCTGGATCTGTGCGTTTGGTTTGCCGTCCAGCGGCCACGCAGGCGGCGCACCCTTGCGACCTTCAGCGGGTAGGCGCAGTGGGCCAACGCGAGAGTTGCGGCGAACCGGATCGGCTTTCGGAGGTACAGCCTGCGCCATGACGGCCTCCCCGTAAATCTTGCGGTTGAAGGGCCCCTAGACCGTACAAATTGCGCCTCACG